TAAATATTAAATTATTTTTAATATATAAATATTAAATTATTTTGTAATATGATTGAATATAAAATTGAGGATATTGCTGATAAATATAATAAAACAATAAAACAATTGATTAATTGTTTAGATAATTCTGTATCAAATAATATTGTATTTGATACTTTAAAAAGAAAAGTAAAAGTAGTTATAGATACAAATCCATTATTATTATTACAAGATGGTGGTCCATATATTTTTGAATATAGAGATTATATTAAAAATGAATTATTTGATGAATTATTTTTAAATACTGAAAATATTATTAATGACAAATCAAAAAATGAAATTAAAAAATGTTCCGAAGGATTAGGAAATGAAGAATCAAATAATATTATGAATTTATTACTCTTATTAAGAGATGCTTGGAAAAATTACTCAGAAAAAGAAAAAAAAATAATTAAAAAGAATATTAAAACATTATTATCAGAATATTGTAAATTTTTATCACTTAATAATTAAGTATCAGATGTGGTTTCAAAATTTTCCCAAAATTTTTGTAATACAGGATCATCATTCATATAATTTGAAATCTTCTGAGTTTTTGTTATTTCATCATTATCGTTAATTTCATTATTATTATTAGATTTATTTTCAATGCTCATATTATATGATTTATTGTTAATATTTTTTTTTACATTATTTATAAGATTTTTATTAATATTCACATTAGTTGCCGCAATTTTTTCTTTATTTTTTTGATAAGCATTTTCAAAAGTTTTTACTTTATTTATATCAATTGGATCTTCTATAACATCTTCAGATAATACTTCATTCATTAAATAACTTCTTAAATCAGATGATGAATCTTTTTCAGAGTTATTAAAATTAGAATTATTTGTAGAATGATTTGTAGATATATTATTATAATTATTTGTAGAATTATTTGTAGAATTATTTGTAGAATTTTCAATATCATCAGACGGATTACATTTTTTAATAATATATTTAATTATATTTTCAACACCTGTAACTGAATATTTATCATTTTCATCATATAAAGCTGGGATATTATTTATTTTTAATTTCATAAAATTATCAATATTTGAACTATGTAATAGAATTAGTCTTATATAACATCCATAACTAATAATTTCTTCAATATTATTATTTAAAAATTCTAATATTAATTTATTATATTTATTATTTGTTTTAGGTGAATCTTTTACAAAAATTTTTAATATATAAAAAGTTTCAGACATTATATTAAAAATATATAAAATATATTTATTATATCTAATTTTAATTTAAATTAAAAAATATTATATATTAAAAAAAAGTGTATATTTAAAATTGAATTAAAATAATATACATTATTATATAAAACATTATATTAATATTGCTAAAAATATTAGAGATATGAAGATTCAGAATATTAAAATTCAAGATTATAATATTAATTATGAAAAAAGTAAATTTAAAGAAATCATTGAAAATAATAAACATTTATTACCAAATATGAATAAACAATCAATTTCATTTGATTTAATTAATTCAAATGAAGCATTTGCAAATGCAATTCGTAGAGTTTTTAATGATGAATTACCAGTTAAATGTCTAGAAACATATTATCATAATATTATTACTAATGATAAATTTATTTTAATAGATAATATTATTGAAAGAATACAACTAATATCTATTTTACAAACTATAGATATTAATACCTCATTTAGTTTAAATATTAGAAATGATACAAATGATATTATTAATGTGTATACAAGAGATTTAATAAATAAAAATACAAATGATAAAACTAAATATTTTAATATTAATATACAAATTTGTTCATTAAGACCTAATAGATATATTAGTATTAATCATATTAAACCAGGTATTAATTATGGATATAATAATAGTATATATTCTATAGGATCATTTAAGTATGAAGCTATTAATACTGATTTTACTGTTCCTTCATTAAATAATGAAGGTAAGGATTATCATTTAGAATTAATAAATAATTCAAATATATCTATTAAAAATCTAATAATTTTAATATATGAAACTTTATATATCAGATTAAAAAAAATTCAAGATTATGTAAATGATTATAATATTGAAAAAAATGCAGATGATGTTAATAAAATTAATGATGATATTTATATAATTCAGAATAATAATATTAAAGATACTAATGTATTAGATAATAATATTGAAACCATAAATAATTTTAATAATTTATATGAAATTCATATCAAAGATGAATGTCATACGATTGGTAATTTATTAACTAAATATATATTTTTAGAAATGCCCACAATAGAATATATAAATTATAGATTACATCATCCATTAACTAGAAAATTAATTATTACTATAAAATATTCTAATTATAAAAAAATAATTAATGATGCAATAAATTCTATATTTAAAGATTTACTTATTTTTAAAAATATAAAAGTATAAACATTATTTAAATTTGATAATATTATGAAACTTTATAAAATAATTTCAGATTGATGTATAAAACTAGTATTTTTAAAATATTTTAAATAAGTTTATAATTTTTTTTCCATAAAGGAATAAAATCTATATTAAATGATAAATATGATTTAATATCTTTAGTTGGATAAATTTTAGTTAATTTTATATTTTTATAAAATTCTAATGTATTATACTTCTATCATAATATTTTACAAAATTATATCTTGGAAAAATATTTCTTCTAAGATTTTATTTTTATCCATTGTTCCAAATAATATGACTTTATTTAAAAATAATCTTATAGATTTATATAAAATAAATTTATCTTCTAAAGTATTTGATAATAATAATTTATATAAAGTAATTTGTATTTTTTTTATGTTAGAATATTCTAACTATGTGGAATCTATTGGGGAATTTATTGAAGATTTTTTGATAGTAAGCGGGATACTAGTGGTTTATTTGGATTAATTGTTTTTTTTTCAAAATCTTGGCGTTCTTGTAACTGTTTTGCTTCTAATGCATCTCTTTGTTTTTGAAGGGCTGAATTTAATTCTTTTGCATATTTCGAATGTGTTTCATCTATATTACTCAGAGATTGAGTTAGATTATTTATAAATTTATCTAAATCATCGTGTTTTTGTTTAAATGCCTCTTCTGTTAGTGTGGTATCTTCTAACTCTTTTAATAATGTATCTATTTGATTTATCTTATCATATTTTTCTTTTAAATCATTAGCTTCTTTAGTTTTAGACTCTAAAACTTTTAATAGAGTATTATCCTTAAAAGTATCTCGTATAGATAATTGCCCATATAATTCTCCCATATCTTTTAAGTCTTTTCTCAAAAGTGATTCAATATCTATAAATATATTAAGTTCTTTTTTTTCTGCATCGTTAGATAACAATTGTTGAAAATTAGTTATATCTTTATATATATTAGTTGCTATAGTTTTATAGTTATTTAAATCTTTTATATCGTTAATATTAAAAATATCATATATAAAGTTATTATTAAATATTTTTATATTCGCATATAGTTCATTTGCTTTTACTAATTTATTATATTCATTTTTTAATCCACCTAAGTCTGATCGTAATTTATCTAATTCTGTTTGTAAATAATCTAATGTTTGTGTATTTTTTTCCCATTTTATATTATATGTCTTTTCATTTATTTCTTTTATTTTATTTTTTATATTAGTTTTGTTCTGTCGTAATAATTCGATATCATTAGGATTATCAAAATATTTAATTTTATCCTTATATTTACTTTCATTCCATAATATTGTACCAAAACAACCTAATACACCTAATACACCAAATGTAATACCAACTATAGGATCATAATTAACAGTTGGTAAATCTTTATGAACAAAAAATCCAATACTAAATAGTAATAATATTAAGAATAAAACTAAAAGGATAATTAAACTATAATTTATCCAATTTTTATTTATAGCTTCTTGTCGTGTATCTCTATTACATATAATTCCTTTACCATATATATTAGAATTCATTTTAAAATACCTTATTTTTATATTATATTATAATATTAAAAAAATTGAATATTAAAAATTAATTATATATTATAGCATCTATAATAATTTTAAACTTAATATAATAATATAATGAATTTTAGTAATAATAATGAAGCATATTTATCTGGTATTATTACATCTTATATAATAGACATATTATTATCATCATCTTATAATGCTAATTGTAATACTAATTATTATGATAAGGATATGATATATGAAATTACAGATGATATTAAACAAATATTAAAATATGAAAATAATTATAAATTTAATAATGAAATATTATCTGATAAAGTAAAATTATTTGAAAATAAAATAAAAAAAATAAAGTTAAATCCGTTAATTGATATGATTTGTAAATCATATATTAATGAGGAAGATTTTTATATAAAAATTATGAATTATCTTAATTTAAATAAAAATTTAAAAATACATTTTGCTATTGGTTTTTTTGATGCAAATGCTACAATATCTAATGATATATCAGCAGTAAAATGTAGGTATATATCAAAATCAACTTTTATGACTAATTTTATTTTAGGATTATCAGATATTCCTTATAAAAATGTAAATAATAATATTATATATACTGATTCTAATTGTGTAGATTTTTTACATAATTTATATAAAAATATTGATATATATGATAATTTATTTTTGGTATCTAATTATCAAAAATATATAAATTTTATTAATTGGAAATTAAGAATTACTAATTTAAACAATTCTTTGCTTAATATATGCAAAGTATATAAAGATGATATTAATGCAATTATTCCAAGTAAAGCTAATTTTACAGATGTTGGATATGATTTAACTATTATTAAAAAAGTAAAAAATTTAACTAACAATACTATTTTATATGATACTGGTATTAAAATTGCACTAGATTTTGGTTATTATGCAGAAATTGCTCCAAGATCTTCTTTATCAAAATCTGGTTATATATTAGCAAATTCTGTTGGTATTATTGAAAATTCATATACTGGTAATTTATTTATAGCTTTGACTAAAATAGATTCTGAAATGCCTGATTTAATATTACCATTTAAATGTTGTCAATTAATTTTTAAACCACAAATATTTATTAATATTGTAGAAAGTAAAACTTCAATAAATTTAGATACTATAAGAGGAGAAGGTGGTTTTGGAAGTACTAATAAATAATTAATATCTTAGTAAAAATTTATTATACATAATATTTATAATATTGATATTGTTGATATAATTTAATATCAAAAGTATCTCTTATTTCATTTACATTATATATATTGGAATAAAATAAATTTAATAAATCTAATATGGGATCATTGAAATCTGATGGTATATGATTTATAATTAATTTATAATTGGTATTTTTAGTTTCATTATCTGGTGAATATATGTCATTATTATTATTTAATTCTAAATTCATATCAATATTATTAATATATATTTTTTTTAAAAATTCATAAATAAAAATTATATAATGAGGATGATAATCATAAATTATACAATATGATGTATTATATTTATTTATATGGAATACTAAAAATTCAAAATCATTAACAAAATATCCTCGTAAATAATTCCATATATATGTAGACTTTAATTTAAATATTTTAACATTTAAATTTATAAAAAATTCAGAAAATAATATATTTTTTGATAAAAAATCATTTAAATATAAATTTTTAAAAATATTTTGTTCTATTAAATAATTATAAAAATTATTATTAATATTATAATTTCCATCATTTTCTTTATACAAATTATATAATAATGAATATATATATATTATTTCATTACCTACTGTATATGCATTTATATAAGATTTTTTTATAAATTTTATTATTTTATTTATTGCAATTTTTGTTATAATACTTTTTTTTATATAATTAATTTGGTTAATAAATTTCATAACATTAATATTTTTCTTATATTATTAAGTTTATAAATGCAATTATTCAAAATAATTATTATCACATTTAATATATAAATAATTTAAATATAAATCAAATACATAAATAAATGCTATCATTAGTAGGATATATAACACATAGAGGTTTAGAATTAGATAGAAATGATATAATTAATAAATATCAAATTACAGGTTATAAAAAATTATTAAAAAAGTTTGTTATAAGATATAAAAGTCCAATAGGTACATTTTATATTGAAAAAAAAAATTATACAGTTAAAGATAATATATTAATATTACCAAGATTTGCATCAACAGATTTATTAAATTGTAAAATAATAAGTAATATAATTAATCATATTGAATATGGACATAATATTGATTTTGTATATATAGGAGAACCAACTTATAATCAACAAATTGTAATAGACTATATTTTTAATAATATTTATACAGAATCGAATAAATCAAAAGGATTTTGCGGATTAACCCTAAATATGCTTGCAGGCGGTGGTAAGACATTTTGTGCAATGAATATAATAAATAAGTTGAATTTAAAGACACTTATTATAGTACCTAATACATATTTATTAAATCAATGGGTAGAATTATTATCTAAATTCTTTCCAAATAATAAAATAGGTCAATATTATGGTAAAAAAAAAGAAGATGGTGATATTATAGTCTCTATAATTAATAGTTTAGTAAACGATGAATATATATTTGATGAAGTTATAATATCAGACATTATATGTGATAATATTAAATGTAATAATATCGCTAAATATAATTTTGAAGATGAGAGTAAACCAATATTTTGTACTAAACATAAATGTAAAAATATGATTAAGATTAGAAATCAAAAAGTAACAAAAAATTATATTGAATTTTTTAAAGAATTTGGATTTGTAATCTTAGATGAAAGTCATATATATTGCACTGATTCATTCAAAATTGTATATAATAGATTTCAATCAACATATATGTTAGGATTATCTGCAACGCCAGATGAAAGAAATAATAAATGTGATATAATTTCACATCTTAACATTGGGAAAGTATTAAAGGCTGATGAAATAGAAGGTTATAAAAAAGATAATACTAAATTTAATGCGACTGTAACTTTATTACGATATAATGGTCCTGATGAATATGTAAATACTCATATTAATGAAACTACTAAAATGATTTGTGTACCAAAAATAATAGAAGATATAATAAATGATCCATATAGAAATCAATTAATTATTGATCAATTAATTGAATTATTTAATTTGAAATTAAATATATTTGTATTTTCAGAAAGACGATCGCATTTAGAACATTTATACGAATTATTTAATACAACTATTAAAAAAAATAATGATAATATTGATATAGATTCTAATTTATCTATACCAGAATTAAATATTAATAACAATATTGTATTATATGGTAATTCATCAGATGATGATATTGATACAGCAAAAAATAATAGTAATATAATTTTTACTACATATGCATATAGTTCAACAGGTATTTCTATTAATAGAATGACAGCTTTAATCCTTACAACACCTAGAAGATCAAAATCAGTACAAATTATCGGAAGAATATTTAGATTAAATGATATTAATAATGATGAAGAAAGAATCATTATTGATTTAATAGATAATAAATCTGTATTAAAAAATCAATTATATGAAAGAATGAAAGCTTATAAAGAACGAGATTGTATAATACAAAAAAAAGAAATTAATTATAATGAAATAAATTTATAATATTATAATTAACTTATATAATTAACTTATATAATTAACTTATATAATTAACTTATATAATTAACTTATATAAATCTATATAAATCTATTTTAATACATTTTAATACATTTTTACATTTTTTATATTTTTTTTATAAAAATTCAACAAAATTTACATCATTTTTGATTTACGGCTTTTGCGAGATTTTTTTGATTTTTTCGATTTTTTAGAAGCACCTCGTCGTTTTCCACCAACACGACTGTTAATGCCTTTGCCTGATTTTTTTGGACCTTTGCGACCGCGACTGCGTTTACCACCTAAGATAGCCATTGTTTTTTGTATATAATATGATATATTATTAAAAATAAAATTTTATAAAAAATAATTAAATAAATTATTTTAATTTTTTTGCAATAACAATTCTAAAGTTTTTTGTATTTCTGTCATTTGTTGTTTTAATTGAATATTTTCTATAATCAATAATTTTATTTGTTCTTCTAGATTATCTGTTATATCTATATGTTCTTGCATACCTTTTATTATTACAGATGTTAAATTTGCATAATTAATACCTTGATGTACTTCTTTACCATTTTCATCTACTGCATCTTTATCGCCAGATACAATTTCTGGTATAATTTCTTGCATCTCATGTGCAAGAAAACCTATTTGTTTATTATTTAAATCATTTTTAATATTATATAAAACTGGTCTAATTTTTTTAATTTCATTTAATCCATAATTTAAATTTGTAATATTTTCTTTAATACGATAATCTGATACATTATTATAAGCTCCTGAAAATATATCAGGATATTCACCTCTCCAATCACCAGTACCATTAGAAACACCTATTCTTAATTTATAAGTCGTTCCTGTACTACTATCATGAGAACCAATAGCCCAATTATTATTAGCTGCCCAACATCCTATATATCTACCAAATGCACCGTTATCACTTACATACATATAATTAGTAGCACGTATAGTTGATGATACATCTAATCCATAAACTGGTGACACTGTGCCAATACCTACATTACCATCAGATTTAATATACATTTTATCATTTAAATTTATATTTTTATAAGTACCACCCGTTCTATCAAAACTATAAATATTAGCTATATTAGATGCACTCACATATCCTATTTCTATCCCTGCTCCTGTTATAGGTGAACTTTGACCCATTACTCTTAAAGTACTATTAAATATTGAATTAGCTCCAAAATAAGCACCTCCTGCAACTCGTAATGCACCTGTTGTCGATGAAGTTGATGCTGTTGTATTACTTATAGAAATAACAGAAAATGCACCAGATAAACTTAAAGTACTAGAAGCACCTTGTAATGTTAAATTTGCATTAAATAAAGAATTTGCTCCAAAATAAGCACCCCCAGCAACTCTTAGTGCACCTGATGAGATTGAAGTTGATGCTGTGTTATTAGTTATAGAAATAAAAGCAGAAGAACCAGATAAATTTAAACTATTAGAGGTGCCTTGTAATGTTAAATTATTAGACATACTTACTGTTCCTACTATATTTACATTACCTGATACATTTAAATTACTAGAAGTACCACCAGATAAAGTTAAAGAACCGCTTAATGATAAATTAGCAGCAAATATAGAATCAGCTCCAAAATAAGCACCTCCAGCAACTCTTAGTGCACCTGATGAGATTGAAGTTGATGCTGTTGGATTACTTATAGAAATAACAGAAGAAGCGCCTGATAAACTTAAAGTACTAGAAGTACCGCTTAATGTTAAATTAGCAGCTATTAAAGAATTAGCTCCAAAATAAGCACCTCCAGCAACTCGTAATGCTCCTGTTGAGGATGACGTGGATGCTGTTGTATTACTTATAGAAATATATGGATGATCAGTTATAGGCTTAGTACTACTACCAGTAAATACAAATCCAGGGGAAGCTCCTTCAGTTATAAATGTAGAAATTCCCACATTTGATACAGATTGATCTAAATAATTAGTAGCATTTCCACTAGGTGGTGCATTATTACTTAATCTTAAACAATTACCATCAGGGTCATTTATTTCTAATTGTCTAAATGGATTAGATGTACCAAATCCCACTTTACCATCTGATTTAAATATTATTTTACGCGAACTTCCAGTTATAGTCTGTGAAAAATTAGTAAATATTAAGTCTGCAGCAGATCCTCCAGTTGCACTCAGACCCGATTGTATATAATTTCCTGAGGATGATGTCAAAATTCTCAATACCCCTGTTGATGCTGAAGATGATGATGATCCTATTAATAATGTTTGAGCAATATCCGTCGTCGAATCTCCTATTTGAACTGTATTATTAGATGATTTAATATTTAAATTACCTGAACTATTTATATTAATATCTGAAAATACTGTAGGAGTTCCATTAGTATCATTATATATTAATCGTAAACAATTACCTGTTGCATTATTAATTTCTAATTGTTGAGTAATTGATGTACAATTAACACCAATTTTTCCAGATGATTCTATAATTAGAGCGTTATTATTATCAGCTATTGTACTACTATACTCTTCTCCTGAATTTATAATTTGAAATCGTATTTCGCCAGCTCTTGCACGAATTCTATCAGGTCCAAATGATCCAGATAAATCATGTCCTTTAAATAACAGTAATTCAGATTTATCAGAACCACTATATAATCTTTCTGCAATAACTGTCATATTGTTACCTGCATCTCCATTTACCCCATTAAAATATAATATATTTTCAGTATCATTATTTTCAGTATCATTCCTTCCTATAACAACATTAGATTGTAAATTTATTAAATTGTTACTAGAATTTATATTTAATGCTCCACTATTACTTACAGTAAAATCTGTACAATTAGTAGCACTTCCAGTAGGTGCACTATGACTTAATCTTAAACAACTTCCATCTGCACTATTAATTTCTAATTGTCTAGATGGTATAGTTGTGCCTATACCTATACTTCCTGTTACTGTTAAACTTGATAATGATCCTAAAGATGTTATATTAGGTTGTGATGCTGTATCTATTCTTCCATTTAAACTAGTAGCCGATATTGAATTAGCTCCAGCTAATGAACCACCATTCATAGTAATACCAGTTGCACCAGTAATTGATCCAGATAATGCTAAACTAGTTAAAGTACCTAAAGATGTAATTCCAGGTTGAGATGCAGTAGCTAAAGAACCAGTTATAGTTCCTGTTGCAACTAATGAGGTTGCAGTCAAACTATTAATATTAGTTATATTTCTACTAGCATCTAATATTAATGCTTTACTAGCAGATGCAGTTCCTGCTGTTACATTAGATATTGGTCCTAAATTTGATAATGATGATGTAATATCTACACCACCTACTGATATATTTGTAGCGCTAATAGTACCAGATGTGATTTGCCCAGTTACCGATAAAGTAGATAAAGTTCCTACACCAGTAATATTAGGTTGACTAGATGTTACAATAGTACCAGTTAAATTAGTAGCTGATAAATTGCCACCACAAGTTATATTACCAGATGTTGCTAAAGTTGTCACGCCTGTTATAGGCCCATTTAATGTCAAACTCGTTAAAGTACCTACTCCTGTTATACCTGTTTGAGGTCCAGAAGCTAATGTACCATTTAGAGTAGTAGCAGTTAATGTAGTAGCAGATAAAGAATTAATTCCACTAATATTACTACTAGAATTTAATACTAATGATCTAGATGCTTGAGCTACTCCTGGTGTTGTAATATTATTATAATTTAATTGAGTACCATTTACAGTTAAAAGAGTTCCATTAAATGTTAAATTAGTTAATTCTAAAGATGTTACAGTTAAACTATTAATTCCTGTTATATTACTGCTAGAATCCAATATAAGAGCTTTTGATGCTTGTGCAGTACCAGGTGCAGTTATATTATTATAATTTAGTTGTACACCTGTTGCTGTAACTAATGTAGATCCTAAAATTAAACCTGTAGTAGAACCATTATGTTGACTTAATGTTAAATTATTAGAAACTGTTAAATTATTTAATATTCCTATAGATGTTATATTAGGTTGTGCAGAAGTAGCTAAAGTTCCATTTAAAGTAGTTGCTGTTAATGTTGTTGCTGTTATTGTATTTATATTATTTATATTACGAAATGAATCAACTACTAAAGCTTTAGAAGCTGTACATGTACCTGCAGTAACACCTGCTGTAGAATTTAATTGGGTAGAAGTACCAGAATATGATATACCAGATAATTTAAAACTTATAATTTGATTTGCTATTGTCATATTTTTATTGTAATAATTTTTATAAAATTTAACACTTTATAATTTAAATTAAAAATTCTATATGTATTATATAAAATATAATTATATATTTTTTAAGTTTTAATAACTATTATATTTAATCATATATAAATAAGTTATAATATAATATAGAGTAATTAATATAAAATGAGTATACGCCAAAATATTTTATTAAGTAGTGCAAATAAATCTAATGTTATTGATTTAAATAATGATATAACATTAAATTTTCCATCTAATTTATTTTTTAAGGCTCCAAATTATGTAGAATTAATTAATTTTGATTTAGATTGTGAATTTATAACTCTGGGATCATCTAATAATACATTAATTATAAGTTTTACAAATGATTTAGGTATATATAAAACTTATATAGTTAGTGTTAATTTTACATCTGATATTAAAACAGATTATGATTTATCACAGGCTGTAAAAAATTCATTAAATGCAGTTACATATGATAACTATGCGATTACTTTCGATATTCAAGAAACTTCTATAGTAAATGTCGTGACTAATTATAAAGTAGAAATTAATTCATCTATGAGTTCTTATAGTATAACATCAACATTACCTTGTACAATTTCATTTAAACATAAAGATTCTATTGGACCATTAATGGGATTTGGTTCAGGTGTTTATGAAAATGTAACTCAAATTAATGGTACATCAACACAAAGTATATCTACTTATAATTATATAGATGTTTTTAATAATAGTGGTGATACAGGTATATTTCCAAATTATGATGATTATAATTGTAAAATGTGTTTATATGATAGCAATGGTGATTATATACAAAATGTAAGAAATATTAATGATTCGACCATTAGTATACATTATAATAGCGGATTAACTCAATATCAAACAATAGGTAAATTATTAATTACAATTCAAAATGCAATGAATGAATATTCTACTTTATTTACACCGAATGCGAATTTTTCATTAGTACATAATTCAACTACTAATAAAATCACAATAACTAATAAAACAGGTGCATCTTTTGGAATAGGATTTGATTTTGAAAATATAAATAATATAGTAACTTCTGGATCTTTACATTATATATTAGGATTTGAACAAAAATCGTATCTTAATGTAACATCAATTGAATCAATTAAAACATCATTATCATTTGATAATGCATTTGCTGATGATTATATCTTATTTTGTTCAGATATATCTAATAATTCTAATGATATAAATATTATTGGTATAGGTAATTCTGATAATATAAAATCTAATAATATAATATTTGCTATACCATTTTCATCAATTAGAAATTTTACTCCAGTAAATAGTTCATTCTATAAATTAGATATATCTAATTCTCCTTTTAGTTTAGGTTATAAGAATAGAACATTCAATGAAAATAATATAAATACAGTAAATTTTTATTTAAGAACTTTATCAGGAAGATGTATTTCTTCTAATTGTCAATGGAATGCTTTAATATCTTTCCAATTTTAAATAAAAAAAAATGAATTTTAAATATATAATTTATACAAATAGATAAAATATTTATAGAAAATAATTATGACATTTCCTACTTATGAACAATATAATGAAAATGAATATTTTTTAAAATTTAAACAAATACATCCGTATATATATTATACAAACGATAAATATTATAATGAAAAACGAACATTTCAACTTAAATTATTAGAAAAATTAGAAAAAAATGAAATAAATGAAGATCAATTTAAAGAAATATATTTATTATTAGTAAAAAAAGAAAATGATAAATTTACATATTTAGAAAGTATAAAACAAATCCATAAAAATATAATCAAAGATGAAGAAGAATGTATTAATAAAGAAATTCATGATTATATGAATTTTATAATTTAAAAAAATAAATAACATATATACATATAGGTTAATTACATGATAATGTATTATTCTTTTTTTTATTATTATTGTAATTATCTTCTTCTTTTTCATTTTTTTCTTCTTTTTCATTTTTTAATAATCCATTATTCCATAATATTTTAAAGTATTCAGGATCGGATCCGCCTGCAGATTCTTTACTATGAAAAGATTCAGGAAAGTTATAACAATGACCATCAACTTCAATAGCAGGTTTTAACCACATAAAATAATATATAATATTATTATCAGTATTATTAGTTGGTATATTACCAATACCAGCATTTTTTGCATTACACCAAGTATTTTTATTATCTGGTCCATTTGCATTTCTTGAAGTATCTATAATACATGTATATTTATAATTTCCGATATCTCTTAGTTTTTGACATGTTTTAATAGTTTCCATATTAGTTCTATAGTTTGAGAGATTTAAACTAAATCCTTTAATTTTTTTATTTGATGATTTTCCATTGATATCATTAATTATATTAATAACATCTTTAATTTTTTGATCACTATATATTAATGTCCAATATCCAATATCAATATATATATTAGCATTTTTATTTTGTGATAAAATATCAAGAGCAATTTTCATATTATTAATATAATTATATTGTATTCCACATTTATTATCTATAGATAAACCTATTGCATCAGGTTCTAATATATAAATAACATCTTTATTATCAACTTCTTTGTGTAATTTATTGATAAAGTTAGTATAATCATTTGTGTTTTTATTAGTACCACCTGATGATTCTCCAGAACTGCAATCTTTATTTGGTAAGCCATATATAATAATTGTTGTAAGTTTTTTATCACAATTTTGTAATGTAGTTTTAATTTCATTTAAAGAATAAGGATTTTTATCTGTATACCATATTGGTAGTGGATAATTACCCATAATATTAAATTCATTTGTTAATTCCGGAAATTTTATAATTAAATCTGAGTATTTTTTTTTTGCATTATAGGTACATAATTCAGAATTAACATTAATTATTAAATATGAAAATATTAAATAAATAAGAATTAATTGTTGCATGTTATAACTTGATAAGTTTTATAATTGGAATGAGAATTTATATAAAGATTTTTTTATAAAGTCATATATACTAGTAAAATATATTTTATATTTTTTTAATAATTATATCTGATAATATAGTATTAATTTCTTGTTTATAATTATGATAATAAAAATGTAATATATCTGTAGAATTATATTTTTCTATTTTTTTTTCATCTATTAAAGAAAGTAAATCTAATTTTTTTAATTTTATATATAAAAATTTATTCCATAATTCTTGCCACGAATTATCATTATAATCTATCTTAAATCCACATTTTAGATAAAATTTGCTAGGATAATGTATATTTTGAATTTCATTTGTTTCATATAACGACATATATATTTTATTATTTAAATCTTCCATAGACTTTTCATACTTAATTACATAAAAGAATTCTTCATTATTATCTTTTTTTTGCACATATAAAAACTGTATAAACATTATATAAAAAATTATATAATTAGTTATATATATTGCATATGTAATTTATTATTTAATACATTTTATAGTTATTTTTATAAATATAATAATATAAAAATCATAATATAAAAATATGCAAAATAATATAGGTATATTTATCTTTAGAAAAGATTTAAGACTTGATGATAATATTGGATTAATTAATTTATCAAAAAAATGTAAAATAATATATCCAATCTTTATTTTAGATGAATATCAAATAGAACTACAAAATCATAATCAATATTATTATTCTAATAATGCTGTCCAATTTATGTGTGAATCTCTAATTGATTTAAATTATCAATTATCAAATAAATTAAATTTATTTAAAGGAGAATATATTTCAGTTTTAGAAAATATATTTAAACATATAAAATTAGGAAATAATAATATTATATTAGGATATAATAGAGATTATACTCAATATGCATTAAAAAGAGATGGCTATACAAAAAATTTAGCAATCAAATATAAAATAGAAGTAATGGATGAAGAAAATGATTTATCATTAATTTCTTTTGATAAAATGATTAAAACAGATAAAACTGCTTATACTGTATTTGGTGCATTTTATAAAAATGCAATTAAAACGCATGTTAAGAATCCAATTAAAAATAATTTTAAAAAATATATGTTATTAAAAAATATTAGATATAATTATAAAATTAGAGATTTAAAATATTTATATGAATTTAATAAAAATTTAGCACAAGAAGGAGGAAGAAATATATCTTTAAGAAAAATAAAAAATAAACATGTTTATGAAAATTATAAAACAAAAAGAGATATGTTAGATTTTAATACATATCAAATATCAGCTTCTTTAAATTTTGGTTGTATATCTATTAGAGAAATGTATTTCATTATAAAACATAATGCTGAGATAAAAAAACAATTATATTGGAGAGATTATTATTTATGTATATTAAGATATATACCAAATGCTAATAGTTATACTAAATTTATAGATGAACGATATAATAATTTAAATTGGAGTAATTCTAATAAAAATTGGAAGTTATTAATGGATTCAAAAACAGGATTTTTAATAGTTGATGCAGCTATGAGAGAATTACAAAAAACTGGTTATATAGGTAATAGAATAAGATTAATACTTGGAACATTTTGGATAAAATATTTATTAATTAGTCCATTTCATAAAGAATATGGATCTCAGACTGGATTTAGTAGATTTTTAGTAGATTGTAATACAAGTCAAAATAAATTAAATCATCAATGGTTATTAGAATTAGATCTGAATGGGAGAAGATTTGCAAAAAGAGGTTGTAGTTCATTATCAGGTCGTATGATGAGAGTTGATAATGAAATGATTAAAAAATTTGATAATGAATGTAATTATATTAAAAAATGGATGCCTGAATTAAAAAATATACCTAATAAAGATTTATATAAATGGAACGAAGAAATACAAAAAAAATATAATGTACATGTAGCACCTATATTTGATTGGGAAGTACAATATAAAAAATATTGTAAATTATTTTAATTTGTAATAGTGAATTCTGGAATATGATTTCTTTAATAATATTACATTTTTTTTCTCTTTTTATGTTCTTCTAATTTAGACTTATATTTAAATTTTTTATTACATAAATTACATACAAACATATTTCTTAATATTCTCTTAATATTTATTTCTAAGTTTTCATATTTAATTTCTGTATTCTCGTTTATAAAATATATATCTTATATGTGTTAAATATGCTATTTAAATAAAATATATACAAGTTTCTCTTCTTTCTCCTAGTACAAACGAAAAGAAGGAAATAAAAAATATTGTATATAATATATAAAAAATGTTAAATATATTATATAATATAATAAAATATAAAAAATGCCATCTAGACCTTCTCCAACTGAAAGTGCTAATGATAATGAATATATATTAAAATATGGAAATGATAATAATTTATGGGTAAGTATGCCTAATAAAAATTTTATATATCATTGGGTAAAATTAAATAAATTAGATATTTTAAAAAGTTTATATGATAAAATTTCAATAAAAGATAAAAATGATTATATACCTTTTTTAAATTTTTATAAAAAATTTAAATATAATAGAACATTATTTTATTATCATACAGGATTTTTATATCATCATTTAACATTTATATTAGAAGATAATGAAGATATAAATATTAATGATAGTGAAACTTATAGAGACTATGAAGGCGCCTTTTATAAATATGATGATAATGAAAATTTTTCAGCAAAATATGTTATTAAAAATTTATTTTTAAATAATCAAGATATCGATTATATTTTTATTTTTACTGATTTAGATTTATTATATTCTATTTTTAATCATGAAATTTCTATAATAGGATTCAATAGATCTCAAATATTTGATAATGTAAATACAGGGTTTCCCAATAATTATTATGAAAATATAACTAATTTATTTAATAAACAATTTAATGCAAAAAATAATTCAAAAAATTTTGATATAACAATATATTATAATAAATCAAAAACTAAATCAAAAACTAAATCAAAAAATAAATCAAAAAATAAATCAAAAACTAAATCAAAAACTAAATTAAAAACTAAATTAAAAACTAAATCAAAAACTAAATCAAAAACTAAATTAAAAACTAAATCAAAAAAATAAATCACAAACTAAATATTATATAATTATTTATTGTTTATCTAATTTCATTTTTAGTTGATTTAAGATTTTTTGCTTTTTTTCTTCAGTATTTATATCTTTTTTTTCTTCTTGTATTTTAACTTCCTCATCATAAAGATCAAAGAAATCATCAGTTTCTTTATTAAGTTCTTCATATGTTAATTTATATGCATTATTAATATCTGATAAATTTTTATGATTTGATTTTTCTTGATATAAATATTTAATATATACAGCATATATATATTTATTTTTAAATTTTTCTTGTTCTCTTTGATTATTAGTCAATTTAGCACGCAACATATCACTTGGTCTTACTTTAGCTTTCCAATCTAAATATTTAATAAAAGCTTTTTTAGAAAAAAGACCAAATGCAATAATATATTTACTTACTATAGGATATTGTTTGCAAAAATCTAAAAATAATGGATTTTTTTGTATATTAATAACTCTATTTTTCATATCATTATCATTAACTAGATTTTTTTGATTTTCTAATAAATTATTTCTATTATATTTAAATAATTCTAACGCTTTCTCTGTATGTTGTTTATTATATTCTTCTATTTTTTTTAAATCTTCTGGTGTATATGAAATATCAATTAATTTATATTCAGTTGTATCCATTTTATATATTATATTTTTAATTACTAAGTTATATTTAAAATAAATTATATCTATCTATAGTTTTTTTCATTTTAATAAATATATCAATAATAGATGCTTTAATAGAAGGTATTTTAATATATTGTGATATTTTTAAATTTGATATATGACAATTAGACCTAAATGCTAATAATTTCATATTTTGTTCTTCTTCTGATATAATTGTATATTTATAATAAGGATTTACATAGTATTTATATAAATCTAATATTTCAGGATGTGTAATTATACCTGTATTAACTAAATTAAATTTTCCTACAATATTTTGATCAATAATAATAGGAATACATTTAATCACATCTTCTAAAACAGACATAGAATTTGGGATATTAATCACATTTCTATAATTAATAATTTTTGTAATAAGAGATTTTGAATGAATATCATTTGATATTGGCATTCGAAGTCTTAGTATACAAATATTTTTATAATACGTTAAACAATATTCTGTAGCAATTCTATTTGCACTATATGTGCTTCCATAAAAATTTGGAGTATCATCTTCATAATAAATATTATTATGATAATCATTATTTGTATATGTATAAATACATCCTGACATAATTAATGTTAAATGTATATTATATCTGTTTGATATATCTGCTAATATTAGATTACCAGTAGTATTTGTTAAAATCAAATTTTCTACATTACTTTCATAAAAATCTATATTTGAAGGAGTGCTATATCCAGCAGCAGATATTATATGCGTAGGATTATATTTTTTAATATCACTTAATACATCATTATATTTATAAATTCTATTCGATGATAATACATAAAATTTATTATATTTATTTAATTCAGATACTATGTGTTTTCCTATAAAACCAGATCCTCCATATATAAGTATCATCAATAATATTTTTATTATATAATTATACTATTTTTTAAATTTAAAATTGAAATTTAGTATATAGTATTATATAGTATAGTATTATATCATATATTATAGTCTAAATATGATTGTAACAAAAGTATTTGACATTATATTTAATATTGAAAATATTAATGATATTTTTAATAAAGATATTAATCAGACAATTTTACATTTAATCAAAAAAAAATATAATGGTAAATGTTTTTTAGGAGTATATATAATAGATATCATCAGAATATTAAATCGATCTTTAATAGAATCAAATCAATCAAATCTAAATGGTATTTTTAACATATTTATTCAATTTGAAGGAAAATGTTTGATATATAATAATAATGAAATTATTTTTAATATGGAAGTTAAGGATAATATAAATAATATTATTTCATGTAAAAATAACAATATATCAGCTATTATTAAAATAAATAAAATAAATATCGATTTTAAAAAAGGTCAATTCATACCTATAATTGTAGGAAAAGCAAAATTTGTATCTGGTTCCGATACAATTCAAATAAATTCTTATCCATTTATACCTATAATAGATAATAAAAAAATTTATTATAAAATAATAGATATAACTGATGAAATTATTGAAAAATTAAATGAATCAATTATATATCTTATAAATGAAGAAGAAGAAAATAAATCAAATATATTAAAAAATAAAAATAATAAATGGAATCATTTTAATGAATTATTATATCCATTTAAAGTTAATAAATCAGATGATATAATTAAAAAAGGAAACTTAAAAGATTTATTAGATATTAAATCTTTATCTAATTCAATATTATATATAGATAATGAATTAGATTTATCAAGAAGATTAATTAATACATTTAAATATGATGATACAAATATTATAGAATATTTAGAGAATGATACTTATATTATTTTATATGATATCCTTAAAAAATATTATTTATATCTTAAAACTGTAAATCAATTAGCTACTATATATGATTCAAATGATAAAATTAAAGCAAATGAAAATATTTTTAATTTATATATTAAATATAAAAAATAAATTATAAATATACAAATGCATAATAATTTAATTTTGCAAGAAACTACTGATATTTCTCAAATTAAACAATATATATGTAATGTATGTTTAGAATTAGATAAAAATAATCTTATATCTATTTTAAATTTTTTAAAAAAAGAACATATTGATATTAAATATTTTAATCAAAATAATGATGGTATAAAAATAAATTTAGATTTAATCGATGATAAATTAAATATTAAATTGTATAATTATATTAAATATAAATTATCTACGTAAATTTAATGCTTTTAAAATAGAAGACATCTTAAAGTCATAAGAAATATTTAGAAGCACCTGATTTTTTTTTTTAGATTTATTTTTAATTTTTTTTTTAGATATATTATCGGATTCACTAGCAGATTCACTAGCAGATTCACTATCGGATTCACTAGCAGATTCACTAGCAGATTCACTAGCAGATTCACTAGCAGATTCACTAGCAGATTCTTCATTTGAATAATCTAATAATGAATTATCAGATAAATTAAATTTAAATTGCATATTTTCACTTAATAAGTCATGTAAATCTTTATTTGATATATTATCTGCATTAGTATAGATACTATCTATACTATTTACACTTTCATCTGATGATTCTAAATCAGAAGTATATAATATTTCAGTATCTGAATCTTTCATAGACTCTCTAACTGAATCACTATCTACATTATTACTAATATCTGAATTATTTTTTATACTATTATTTGATACATTACTAGACTCATTACTAGACTCATTATCTGATTCACTATCTGATTCACTATCTGATTCACTATAAGATTCACTATCAGATTCACTTCTATAATTATTATATTTACTTTCAGATTCACTATCTGAATTAATTCCAGAATATCCACACATATTTAATTATGTTATCAAATTAATTAGATTATATAATTATATAATTATATAATTATATAATTATTTTATGTTAAATATTATTTTATTAAATATTATTTGATAATTTTTTTTATTGTTATACGTATTCTTTTGTATATTATACTTAATATAATTTATATATGATATTTCATTAATATTATCATAATTATAAGTATAGTCATAAATTGATTTTCTATTTAATAATTTTTTATCTGATAATTCATTGATATCAGAATTATTAGATATACTTTCATCTGATAATCTGTATTCTATCATTGGAATAAAATTACTTTCTGAATTATCAGAATATATATCATATTTATGATCATTATCTTCGTCAGATATATAAGACAAATCAAATTTATCATATGATGATTTATTAGTTTGATTATTTACTGATTGCATTAAAATTTAAATAGTTTTTTGAATGATTTATTAATAAGTTTTGATTATATATATTATATAAAATATATATTATTATATATAATATAATAAAATAAATTCTTATAAATGAGTTCTAAAACAAAAAATATACAATACATTGATAAAAATAGAATTTTTAATAAATATGAATTAACTCCTATTATAGAGTCTTCAGATATATTAGATAATTTTTATAGAGATACATTAAAAAATTTTGAACCAGATGCTCCGACATTTGCTTACGAAGAAAAAAGAAAAAATACTGATTCAGTTTCTAAAATTAAATTAAGAGAATTTGGAAGAAGAGCTCCAAATGAGCCTTTTGTGGCTGATCTATTTTTAGGAGATACAACTCCAGATCCTAGATCTATATCATATGAACCTAATATGGGAAAATATCAAAAACAAATATGGCATCGTAAAGATAATTATAAAAAATCATTTAAAAATGATGCAGATTATTCAGTTCATGAAGCTGGTATACCAGAAGGTCAAATGAATGCTAATAAAAAAGAAACATATAAAGGTTTAAAATCAAGATATAAGAATTTTGAGGAATCAACTGATTCATGGGCTCCTAGTTTTATAGTTGATAATAATAAAAAATCTAAAGTAAAAAATTCAGAATTAGATGCTGAACCTATTGATTTACAAGATGTTGAAAATATAAAATATAGAAGAGATTATGTAACAGATTTATCATTAAAATCATTACCTATAGGATGGGATTCAGTTCCAGATCATAAAATCAAAATAGCAAATTATACAAAATTGTTAAAATCTAAAAGTTTAAATGATATTGATGTAACCAAAAACAGAAATAAACAAACTGCTGATGGTAAAATGACAGAAACTTCTGATGTTGAAAATAATTTAGCATCACAATTATCATTAATTACTAGTAATTTTATAAATAAAAAGAAAGATAGTTTTGTATCTGGGAAAGATACAAATTTTAATAAATCAAGTGAAACTCAAATAAGATCTATAAATGATGCTAAAGAATATTTTAAAAATAAAGAATTAGAAAATATTGAAATGACTCAAAAAACACAAGCTATTAATGATGTATTTACAACATTATATAAAGTCAATGATATTAAAGCAGATATACGAAAAAATATATCTGAATTTTTTATAAATGAAAAAGAATTAAATAAAGGTAATAATAAAGAACAATCAAATTATAAAATTAAAGATAAAAAAGATCTTATAACTGATATATTACATAAAAGTATAATATCAAATAATGATAGCTTTTTAAATAAAGGTAATAATAAATCAAATTTTATAAATAGACCACGTAATGCTGCAAATGATATAAATCAGTCTAAATTTATATTGACAACTAATATTGTTAATGAAGATAGATTAAATAAGACCAAAGCATATGAAGTAATCAATTATAAAACTGCTATTTATCAAGATACTTTTGATAAATATAATAATGTTAAATCTGGTATTGATACAACTATTAATGTTTTAGATAATGAAAAACAATTAGAACAAAGAACTGCAGGAACACAACAAAATGATACATTAACTACAGAACATTATAATACAGATACTGAATTTTTTAATTCTGGTATTAATAATATGGCAGCAGGTACTGTTGGAGTAATGGGTAATAAATACATGTTTAATAAAAAAGAATATGAAAATTCTATATTAGATACTAGTATAAATGATTCAACTACATTTAATAAAAGAACTATTTAAGTAGTATTTATGTATTATTATATATGATATAATATATTTTATATTAAAGATTATTCTTATTAATGAATAAATACAAGATATTAAAATAATGAATATTTCAAATTTTTTATCAAATAAAAATGAGAAGGATATTCCAAATATTAGAAAATATTTATATAAAAATTATATTAAAACAGTAATTGAAAATACAAATAATGTTGACGAAAATAGAATGATTTTAATTGGAAATAGATTTAAAAGTGATTTTAATAATCCAATTAGTTTTGAATGTAATGGAGCAATAGTAAGTTATAATAGAAAAGAAAATAAATGGAAAACATTAGTAGTACCTACTGAATTATTTAATTCACAAAAAATTTGTAAAGAAGAATTAAATAATCATATTAAAAATATGGATTATACTTTATATAAAGTATATGATGGTACGATAGTTAATATTTATTATTTTAATGAAGGGTGGAGAATTTCTACTAATAAAGCATATGATGCAACTAATCTTATATTTACTGAAAATAAAACATATAATGATATTCTAGAAGAATTATTTACATATTATAAAGATTTTAATATTAATAGATTAGATATTAATAAATGTTATACAATTTGTTTTAAATATGAAAAATTCCATACATTTATTGAATCTAATCTAAAAAATAAAAATAAACTTATATTAATACAATCTGTAGATATGTTAGAATTTAATAATAATAATAAATTAGTGATTAATTATAATGAGGATATTGGTATTCCAATATCACAAAAATATATATTATTTGGTGATTTTAATTTAAAAAATATTAATAATATATTATATAATGAAATATATAGATATAAAAAAAATATAAAATCAAATTTATATGAGCCTAATTATGGTATAATTTTACGATCTCATAATTTTAATAAAACAAAATCATATTCTAATATTTTATTAGAAAGTAATTTAATGATGAAAATTAGAAATTTAATTTATAATTATAATTTTGCTAAAAATTTAAACTATTTTGATAAATTAGGAAATAATACTATTATTGATAAAAAATATTATAATATGCAAGATCTAATTAATTTAAATAGATTTTTAATTGGAAAAGATATTAATTTATATTTATTATTATTTCCACAATTTAAGTCAAAGATTGATTATTATAATACATTTTTAAAAAATTTAACTAGATATATTATTAAACATTACTATGTTTTTCAAAAATATATTAATGAATTTGCCAATGTAATTAAAAATATAACTAATATTGAAATTATACAAAACTATAATGAATTTACAGTAGATATTAATAAATTAAATAAATTATCTCTTTATATTTGTATAGAATTAAAAAATAAAAAAATAGATTTAAATGTAAATGAAAATTATGATATATTATATGATTTTTTACATAATAATAAATATATAGATTATTATTATAGTTGTATTCATAAATAATCAAAATAAAATAAATATATTAATAATTAAAATAATAAATAGTAAAAAAACTTATATTTTATTATTTTATTATTTTAATTATTTTTTTGTTTCAAATAATATAAAAAAATGAATTCAAATATTTATAAAGGAAAAAATGATTTTAATGATTTGCATGTTTTACATAGTCAAAAATCAAAATTTATAAATAAAAAAACACATTTTACAAATAAAGATATCCAAAAAAATAAAAGATCCACATTTATTGATTGTTTTACCAATGATAGTATTATAAATCCTACTATACTTTGTCCACCTGGTGCTAATTGTATTAAAAATAAATCTTATTTTAATAATAATAATGTATTAGTTTGTCCGCCAGATCATTTAAATTTATTTAATAAAAAGTGCATGCATAAAAGTATTCCAAAACAAGTAATAACTATGGAATTAAATAAAATATATTCTGAGACTAGAGATTTAGATAAAATTTTAATGAATGATATAAATATGCAAAATTACATTAAAAATAATAAAATTTTACGCGATGCAATTAAAGATAGCATTCCAATGATGAATAACCCAATTATAAATAGAATGATTTTTAATATGGAATCTAGTATGAATACTAATATGAATAATAATAATTTTAATTGTCCAAATGGTTATGAATTTAATGTATCTACTAAATCATGTGTTCCAAAAGGATTACCACCTTCTCAAATAAAAATACAACAAAATCGAAAATCATCATTTTTTAATTCATTAGTCGAATAAATTTAATATTAAAAAAATAAATTTAATTTTTTTATATAAATTTTATAAATTTTATATATTTTATATATTTTTGACATCATCTATAGATTTAATGTTATGTAATTTTTTAATAAATTTTATAGTTTTAATATGGTTTTCTTCTAATTTAATAATTCTATCATTAAAATTATTTAGTTCATTTTCTATTTTAGATATTTTGTCCATTATATTATTTACTGTATTTAAGATATTTTGATTTATTATTTTATATTCTATAATAGCAGATTTATCTATTTTTTTATATAATTCTTTAATATTTGTAGTATTAACAGTAAATTCTTTATAATATTTATCATTATGATATGTATTTAATTTAGTACCATATTTTATGTATTCAGTATTTTCATTAGTATATATTGTTTTTATAAATCCAGATTTAACAAAATTACCATCATTTTTAAAATAACTTATATTAGAACCTACAGATAATTTACTCCATTCATTTTTAGGTATAAGTATACTATCTTTTAAATATTCTTTTATTTCTATATCTGTCATTTTTTTATATGTCTTTTTACTATTTTTAGAATCTGATTTATTATTTGTTATTTCTTCTTTTTCTAAAATATTTTTTGAATTAATAAATTTTTCCTTATTATTAAAATTATCATCATTATCAGAATCTATATATATGTCATTATTATTTGACATTTTTAAGTAATATTGTATTTATATATATTATGATAAATAGTTTATCTAATTTTTAAATAAATTTATAATATTAGACATTTTATAATTAAGTATTATATATAAAATATAATATTTTAATTAATATACAAATAAAAATGCAAAATAAATTAGATTTAAAAGAACATGAAATTATAAGATATACTTTAGAAGATTTATATAAATCAAAAATAAATTTTGACAATATAAGTTATAATAATTATATTAAATTTGATTATTTAAATTCTTCTATTAATAGATATATAAAAATAATAGAAATTTTTAATGAAATTAATTTAAGTAAAATAAATACTGTATTCACAGTTGTAAAATTACAAAGAAATTTAAAAACTGTTAATTATGGGTTTATATATGGAATTATTGAAAATAATAAAGTAATTAATAAATTTGTGATTACATCTAATACTTTAGTATCTAAAGATGGTATGTATTCTCATAGATTTATAAATTTTGAAAATTTATTACATAAATCAAAACTAATAACAACTATTGTCGATCATTTAAAACAAGGATTAAAATTTAAAGAATATTCATTATCATATGAATATTTCAATATAAATAATGACAATATAAAAAAATCATATTCAAATATATTGTCAAATTCAGATATATTAATCAAAATTTATACAGTATCATGGTTAATTGAATTATATAATTTATATCGACATAATCAAGAAATAAATATAAATACAACATATAATGATATCATGTTTACAGAAAAAGATAAACAATTTTTTAAAAAATTATATAATGAAAATAAACAAGAGATATATGAAGCAGTCATATTTTTTAAATTTTTTAATCATGATAAAAAAAATTTATTAGAAATTGGCCAAAAAATCATTCCATTTAATTATGTACAACTTAAAGAATATAAACATATTACACATTTTCAATGGAAAGAATTATTAATTAATAAAATTACAAATACTTTACTATATAATATGAATTCTCCATCATTTTATATTTATATTGATTGGTTTTTAATTAATAATTCAAATAAAAATTTATATGACAATAAAGAAATATATAATAAAATTTTATATAGTGATCAAATTAAAAATATTTTAAACTTATTAAATAAAGCAAATAGCGAATTTACAGAAATATATAATAAACAAAAAAATGACTTTGTTGAATCATTAATAAAAAAATTAAAAAAAATTATTAAACTATCTGAAAATAAAGTACTTATGTCAAACATATCTTTATGTTTTTTATCAGAATATTCTGGAAAAACAGTATATGATTATTTTAATAAAATCAAAGATAAAAATTTAATACATAGAAATATAGGTGATTTATATAATGATTTTGAATTATTTCAAAAATATATTTTTGAAATAATTTATGGTTTATATTGTCTTAATTTAAAAGGTATAATACATGGTGATTTACATCTTAATAATGTTACATTAAATAAAAAAAATTTAAATGTTAGTAATAATTCATATGTAATATATGATTTAAGTATTAATAACAATAAAAAAATTATTCATATATTACATTCAAGTTTATTAAATGAAAATATAATGGAAAAAGATAAAGAAGATAAAGAAGATAAAGAAGATAAAGAAGATAAAAAAGATAAAGAAGATGAAGAAGATGATAATATAACATTTATATTTAAACATTTAGGCACATATCCTTGTATCATAGATTATAGTAGATCATTTATATTACTTAAATTAATAGAAGAGGATATTATAGAAAAAGAAAAAAATAATATAAGAGCTAATTTTATTAAAAATGAACAGAAAAGAATTATATCAGAATTAGGTAAAATATTTCCTAATTATATAAAAAATAACCCACATAAGATGAAAACTATTTTTAAAAATAAAAATTTTAATACATTATTTATATATTTTTCAGCATTTGATATCTTTAAATTTGCATCTAATTTACTAATTTTTATCAATAAATTTTCTACACAACATAATTTTAACGTAAATCCAGAAATAACTAAGTTGTTAGATAATATTGTAAAAAAAGCATATATATATTTAGAAAAAGCTATAGATGAAGATTCCTATAATAATAAAAAAAATATTACATTTCCAAATTTAGAACTACTATTAGAATTTTTTCCATCATTTAAAATGAAGAATACTAAATCTATAATAAATAAAATAAAAAATACTAATATTGTTGATGTTTTTAGTATTAATAATATTGAAGATAATATAGATATATATAAAATGATAAATGAAATTAATGAAAATATAAAAAATAATTTAAAAGATAAAAGTGATATAAAATCATTAAATATTATAAAAGAAAAAATAAAATATTTTATAAATTATAAAAAATTAAATGAAGATTTAGAAATAGAACAAATAATTAATAAAGAATATTATACAGTAAAAAATAATTTATCATTTGTAACTACAGATAATTTTACAACAGGTTCAATTTCTGAAAATGATACAATAATATATAATTATTAATATAAATTATATTTAATATATTATATTTAATATAATTTAATTATGAATGATTTTGAACCAATAGTTACATTAGAGGATGCCTTACATGCTCCCTTATTCTTAAATAAAGATAAATGTTATTTTTATTCATTTCCTTTAGGTGTTATTTCTATTATTAATTTCTTAACTATGGTATTAATAATTTTATCTACATTAAACGCCACATATCAAGCAATCTTTAAAGATGCTAGTTTTTTTAAACCATTATTAATACTAGGTCTAGGATTTATAACAAACATATTTATGTTTTATGTACAGGCTTATTTAATAAAAGGATGTAAATGTGCAAAATTAAAAAAAAATAATAATTTATAGATTATTTTTATAGATTATTTGTATAGATTATTTTTATAGATTATTTGTATAGATTATTTTTATAGATTATTTGTATAGATTATTTGTATAGATTATTTTTATAGATTATTTGTATAGATTATTTTTATAGATTATTTGTATAGATTATTTTTATAGATTATTTTTATAGATTATTTTTATAGATTATTTTTATAGATTAATTTTATAAAGTTGTTATAGATTATTTTTATAAAGTTTTTTTTAATAAATATATTTATATTTATTATTACATAAATTTATGTTCACATATAGGACATACATATATAGCTTCTCCATTATCACCTACCATAATTTGTCTAATAATACTTTCCTTACATTTAGTACATTCCCTATATATTAATGGACTTAGAGAATCTTTAGCAGATATATTTAGATATATTTCAGATTTATATAATGTTTCTGATTCTTGTAATGAGACATTTGTCATTAATGTATCTTCTGGATTTGAATCAATTTCAGTTAAACATGTATTACATATAAATTTTAGTATATTATTATGAGTAGATTTAGATAAAATATTATTACAATTATGGCAAAATTTCATAATTTTATTGTAAATGTATTATATTATATTATACTATATTATTTATATTATATATATTATCAATATTCAATTTTAATTAATAAAAAAACAAATATATAATTTTCTTTACAATTTTGGTTTAGACATAACATTTGGACTCCATAATTCATATTTATTTAAACCAATATATCTTTTTACATATAATGGACATCTATTATCTAATAATTCTTTTTTTGCCATTTCAATAGGATCAGATAATCCATTAATATTAGTAAATACATATGATCCATTAGTAATTTGCGAAGATCTTATTGAAATTAATTCTATAAATTCATATATTGATAATATATTAGATGTTATACGATTTTCTGATTTTACAATTACTTCATATTTCATATCATTATTTTCATTTTCATTTAAGTTAATATTATCTTCTATATAAGTATGATTATAACTTTCATTTTCCTCATCATCTCCATTTTCATCATCAGGTTCATATGTTTCATCATCGATATCTTCAGTTTCATCTTCTATATAATCATTTTCATTATCATCATTATCAACTTCTATATTTATCTTATCTTTTTTAAATTTTGGTAAATCAGATTCATCATTATCAATATCAATATCAGATTCAATATCTGAATTATTATACACTTCTAAATCATCATCATCAGATAAAAACTCTGTTTCTTTTAGTTGTTTTGATTTAGACATGGTTATTTTTAATAATACTATATTATATTTAATAATAATTTAAATATTCAATTTTAAATATTTAAATATATTAACAGAAAATAAAATATGAATATAACTAATACAGAAATTATTATTTTAGTTTTGAAAATTTATTTAACTAAATTATTTAATTGGTTGTGTTTAATATTATTAAAATATATATCTGACAAATATTTAATATTTACCTCAAATAATATTAAATATAATGCATATTATGATACTTCTGATTCTAATGAAGAATTGGAACCTATTTATGTACATGAATATGAAATTATTAAAGATAGATTTAAAATAGATAATATTATAAATAAATATAAACAAAATAAATATATGAATTATAAGAAAAATGAATATTATATTATTAATTCATTTTTATTTAATTTTGATGGTGATTATGTAAGTGATAAATACTATTGTACAAATAAAATTATAATTTTATTCAATAGATTTGAATGTCTTAATACTGATAAAATAAAATTAGTAACAAATAAATATAAATATCTTTATATATTTTATAAAGATAATTTAGATAATTTTAATGTAAAAATCATAGATTTAAATAATAACGTAAATATTATAGATAATTCTGAATTAATATTTAACATTATTAGTTTATAAATATATGTAAAAACTAATAAATACCCTATAAAAAGTTTATAAAAATCTATAAAAAATACAAAAAAAATCTATAAAAAATACATAAATATTATATAAATAATAGACTTTATAAAAAATAGAAAAATATGCATAAAATTATAAAATAATAGCTTATTTTAATTTTAAAATTGATTTTAATTATGTAAAATAATATATATATAAAGATATATCATATAATTATATAAATATCTTATGGATTATTCAGATAATAATATCAATAATAATGAGTATTGTGAAGATATTAATGAAAATTCCGTTGGATTTAGATTAATAAATCAATATGGAAAAAATAATAACATATTAAATAAGATATATTATACTAAAAATGAAGATTATAAAACTTTAATGGAATTTATCAAACCTTATGAACTTGATAAAGATTCTCCGATAAAATCTAATATTACATGTCCTGGTGGTCGATTTAATATTGCACAATCTAATTTTGTTAGATTTAGTGAACTATTACAAAGATGTTCCAGTAATAAGTTAGTATTACATTTTAGAGAATTACAAGCATCAGATTTATCAAAAAGAATTGGATCTGGTATTATGTTTGATTTTGATTTATTACAAACCAGTGATAAAAATGAAATTACATTAAAAGATTTTACTCCATTTTTACGAAGAATTTTTACTATTTTTAAAAGTTTATTAAAAATTGATGATGAAGATATTATACATATGGGTGTTATCACAAAGAAATCATTAATATATAAAGAAGAAGTTAAACAATATAAAAATGGATTTCATATTTTAATTCCTAGTATTAAAATTTCAAGACAAGCTAAAAAATTAATATATAATGAATTGTTAAATGATAATCGATTACAAACTATATTTAAAAGTACATTTAATAATAATCTTAGAGATGCATTTGATAGTGGTTCATATAGTGTGCCTACATTTTTTATGTATAATTGTAAAGATAATAGCACTGAACCATATGAGTTATTTAATATTTATAAAATTACATATTACGATGGTTTACAATTAGATATTCTTAATAAAGAAGCAATAATTAAAACATATAATATTATATCAGAATTAAGTTTAAACTTTGATTCCGATTTATTTGTTAAAAAATATTATGATTTACAAGATATTTATAATGCACGAATTGCAGATGCTGAAGCTCAATCAAATAAATTTGAAGAAGAAAGAGAAAAAACCATATCGACATTTAGTTCATATGAATCATATGTTGATGAATATCTAACGTATTATAAAAAATTAGTATTAGAAATTTTAGATATTAAAAGAGCAGAAGATAGAAATATGTGGAGAGATACAATATTTGCAATTGCAAATATCAATCCAAGTCTTAGAGCTGCTTTTAAACCTATTGCAGAGTTATTTAGTATGCGTTCTGAAAATAAATGGAATAGGCAAGAATTTGAAAAAATTTGGAATGAAGCTATTTCAAGTACTTCTAATAATAAATTAACAGTAAAATCAATTATATATTGGGCAAATATTGATAATAAAGAAAAATATAAAAAATTAACAGATAAAGATATTATTAATACAATTGAATTAGATGTGTATAATAGCGATAATAGAATTTTAGATGGTACTTTATATCAATTTCAATTTGCGCATTACCTAAATCATTTATTTAAACAAAAATTTGTATATGATATTGATAATAATGGTAAAGGTAAATGGTATGAATTTGTATTAGATAATGATAGTCATGATGTAGGTGAAATTTATAAATGGCGTGAAGAAATTAAGCCAGATAGTTTAATAATGTATCTTTCTAATAAATTACCACAAACTATTAATAAAGTTATTTTAAAAGCAGAAGACAGAATTCGAAACAATCCTGATAATGAAAAGGAAAATGAATATGTTGCTTTTAGAACAAAAAATTTAAAAAATTCAGCAAAAGATTTATATAAATCTGCATTTAAAGATGGTATAATTAAAGAAGCAGAAAAATTCTTTAGAGTAAGAGGATTTTTAAAAAAATTAGATTCTGATCAAAATACTATGGGTGTAGGTAATGGCGTTTTAGAATTATCAGAAAATCCTAAATTAATTAAAGATTATCATAATTATCCAATTTCATTATATACAGAAACTAATTATGAACCTTATAATAAAAATAATCCAAATACAATTAGATTATTAAAAGTATTATTAGATTTATTTCCTGAAGATGAAATGGATGCATTTCATTATATTATGTATTATTTAGCATCTTGTTTAGATGGTAAACCAAAAGATAGTATTATTCTTATTTTAACTGGGAGCGGTTCTAATGGCAAAAGCTTTTTTGCAGAGCTTGTGAAGTCTATTATGGGCAAATATGGTGCTAAAATGGCTATGTCATTTTTGACAGAATCAAGAGGAAAATCAGCAGGTGCTGATGAACAACTGATGTTATTAAAGAATGCAAGATTAGCATATTATTCAGAAACTGATAAAAATGAAGTATTAAATACAGCAAAACTTAAAGAAATTACTTCGCAAGAAACATTATCAGGCCGAGGTATTTTTGAAAAACAAACAAACTTTAGACCAACATGTTCACATATGGTTACAACAAATTATCAATTTAGTATTAAAACAACTGATCATGGTATTTGGAGAAGAATTGTCACATATTCATTCAAAATGAAATTTGACGATAATCCTGATCCAAACAATAAATATGAAAAAAAGAATGATCCAACAATTGCAAAAGAATTTTCATTTAATCCAGAATTAAAAAAATCATTTTTATCAATTTTAGTAGAATATTATAAAGATTTATATATTAATCATAATGGAATGTTAAAAAATATTATGAAACCTACCATTGATAAGGAAACAGCAGAATATAGAAATCAAGAAGATATTATTAATAGATTTATTGATGAATATTGTATATATTCACCAAATTCTACAATTTGTTTATCTGAATTAATAGATAAATATGAAATGTGGTATGAAAATAACATTAGTAAAAATCATGTGCCAGAAAAGGTAGAAATATCAAATCAATTAATAAATTCAAAAATTGTTAAATATATTAAAAAAGGTATGAATAAAGTATTATTACAAGATATTAGATTAAAAGATGATTTAGTCGAAATTGATGAATTGTCTGAAAATGAATATTTCATCAGAGAAATTATTAATAATAACAAAACAAAAGAATATGAATATAATATTAATAAATTCAATCCATTAGGATTATAAAAGATATATATAATCAATAAAAAAATAAAATTTATATATTTATAATAGTATACTTTATTTTAATATGGTTTCTAATTTATCAATTATTATTTTTTGTGACTATCTAAATAAAATAATACAAGATGATTTAATATATGATAAAACTCAAGGTTTAAATATGGGAAAAACTCAAAATTATTATTTATTTCAAGAAGTATGTAATAATAAAACATATTTAGAATGTACTAAATTAGATAGATATGGTCATTGTTGTTCAATATATGATAAAGGTGAAAAAGTTTTTATAACAAGAGATCCTAATTTTCCATGGTAAAAAATAATTTTATTCTATATTTTTTTATATAAATCTATAAGTTCAGCTTTACCCAAAGAATTTTGTCTAGCTGTATTTTTACTTAAATCATAATTTAATGATTTTAATCTAGAAATTAATATATCTTTACTTATATTAGATTTTATAAAATGCCATCCTCTTTTATTTAAATTTTTGAAACTATTTATACATATATTTTCTATAATTTCACCACATTTTCCTCCATAAGCCCTTATTGCAAAATCAGCTTTATGTATATCTTCTTTGTTAGAATTTAAAAACTTCCAATCGTTATGTTTTACCTGAGATTTATTAATAATTCTTTCTGAATCATTACGAATCCAAATCTGAAAACAACATTTTACATTTACAGATGGTGTAAATGTATCTGACTTAGTTGATATATCATTATCATAGATTAAAATAAATTTTGTATTTAATTTATTTTGAATACTAATTTTTCTAAATGATCTAGGAATAATAAAAGCAATTATATTAGAGAATAATGCAGCATGATTAAAGAATTTAATAGCTAGTGAACATACTTTACCAAAAGGAGGATTTCCTATAGTTAAAATATTTTTATATATATGTGTATTGGGCATATAATCAAAAAAATCTTGTTTAATTATAGAATTATGTTCTGGTTTTATATCTAATCCAATTTTATTAAGATTAGTAATATTTAATAAAAAATTACCAGATCCCGCAGATGGTTCTATTACTAAATCAAAATTATTAATATTATAAAATAACTTAAATTGATTTAAACAATCATGTACAATATGTATATTTGTATAAAATTTATCTATATTATTATTAGCATATAAATTATTTATATCAGTATCAATATCTTCATACAATACATTTATGTGTTCTTTAAATTCATTTTTTAAATTTATTATATAACTATATACATATTCTTCTAGTTTGATAAATTTTTTAATTTTTAAAAATTTTGTATCGTTATCTAATAATAATAAATTATTTATAGTATAATCAAATTCTTTAAATAAATCAATTAATATCTTATTTAGTTTATCCATAATTAATAATATTAAATTATTTTTATTATCAGTATTATGTTTATTATCATTTTTATTTTTATTAATTTCTATAAATATAAATTTAGACAAAACAATTTCACTTTCATATAATTTATTTAACACATTATACATGTTTGTTCTATTTCTAAATATATATATATCAAAATACTAGCTATATACTAGATACTAGTTTTTTTTTAATATTAAAAAAAAATAATATAATTTTTTTTTATTTTTATTAAGTACTATTTAATTTATATAGTTTCTTCTAATAATTCTGCAATCATAGCTCTATCATCATCAGAACTATTTTTAGAATCTATAATTGTTGATTGTTTTGCACCAAATACACGTGGTCCAATTATACCTTTTCCTGATTTAATCACATTAGTACTATCCTTAAAAGGATTTCCTCCATCTCTTTTCATCATATAATTACATTTTATAATTTTATTTGATAATAAAATTATTGGTAATACAAATAATACAGAATATATCATTTGAGTAAAACAATTATCATAATTGATATTAACTATTATTATTATTATTAATGATAATAATATAGAAATTATAAAAGGATTACCACATACATATTGAATATTATTATTATTATTTATATAATTATCAAATCTATTACAATTATCTGAAAATGATATTGTAGGCATAATTAAATTTGTACAAAATGTATAAATGAATAAATTTATAAATATATAATATATAAATATATAAATCTACATAATTATATAATTATACATCATAATTATCTGTCACATCAAATTCTAATTCATTATTATCTGATATATTATGTTTATTATCTAATTCAGTATTTAATTCATTATCAGAATTATTATTAGATTCATTATTTAATTCATTATCTGAATTATTATTAGATTCATTATCAGAATCAGATAATAAGTTTGAATATGCGTGTTTTAATGATTTATTTTTATTGATTTTTTTAGTAAATGTATTTTTAACTTTATTATTAAATTTTATATCTGGTTTTCTAATTATATCAATATTATTAATTTTTTCAACTTTATATATATTATTATCTTTTTCAGCTTTTTCTAATTTATGTATCTTTTCATTTTTACTTATTGGTTCTTTTTTACATATAGTAGATTGTTTAGATAACAATAGTTGTAATTCTGTATTTTTTTTATTTGATTCATTTAATTTATTTATAAGATTTTCTATATTTTTTAAATTTTCTTTATTTTTTTTTTGTAATTCTAAAATAACAGATGAATTTTTTTCTAAAAATTGTTTTAAAACTTCTATATTTTTTTTTAATTGAACATTTTGATTAGTCAGATCTTTTTTATCATTCACTAATTCTAATAATTTAGTTTTAAATAATTCGGTACTAATCATATTATTATTATCAGGATTTAAAAATTTAGAATATACTTTATCTTTTTCCAATAATATAATTTTTAAAAATAAATCTTGTAAAATTATTATATTTTCTGAATGTAAATGATTATCAATAATCATAACTAAATGATTAGATATAATATCTGCAGTAAATATTTTGATACTATTATTTATAGATTCATGAAATAATTTATTTTTTTGATTTTCTCTAATTGAATTCCATAATTTTTGAGGTATAAATTCATTTATCATAAAATCTATACATTCTTTATGTGTCATTGTTGTATATTTTGTAGTAGATATACAATATGCATGAATACCTTTAATTATCTGTTTAAAAAATTCAGGTTTATTAGTATAGTCTAAATAGCTACTTAATATATTTTTATATGCATCTGTAACATTTTCATATGTTCCATTAATACGTAGTGTATGTGCTTTTGTATAAAATTCATTATAATACAAATTTACAAAATATGAACCTATAATATCAAATTTTGATAATGTAGATTGGGAATATTTTGATTCATAATTAGATAAAGAAGATACCATCATTTTTATATTAATATATATAGGATAATATTAAAATTATAAATAAATTGTTTAATTATAATTATTTATCATTTTAAAAAAATATGTATTCCTATATACCTAAAAAATAATATAATAAATTATAATATAATTACCTAAAAATTTATTATAATTTGAATAATTTGTAACTTATATAATATATATATTTATAATATGAATGAAATTAATATTATCTTAGATTCAAATATTGAACTAGATGATAGTTTAATAACTTTAAAGAATGATAAAGAAATATTATTTAATAAAATTAATAAAACGTTAAATTTATTAAATTTAGATTCAAGTCTACTTTCAAATGAAGAATTGATACAATTTAAATTATTAGATATATTATATAATGATAATTATATAGATTTTTTATCAGATATTGATATTACATATTTAGATAATACTAATAATTTTGAAAATGATATATTAAATAAATTAAATAATCGAGATAAAAATTCTGTATTCTCTAAAAAAATTATAATTAAAAAAATTTTAGATTTTTTTAATCCTATTATAGATGTTAATGATATTAAAGACAATTCATTACATCTTAATAAAAATAAATTAATTATTAATAAAAATGATATTACTCTAAATTATAACATAGAAGCTAAATATATTAATAAAAAAGTAAAATCATTAGAGTTAAAAAATTATAATATTCCAAAATTAAATAGTTTTAGCATACATGGATTATATAATAATAAAATTCAGTTTAATATTCCATATATGTTAAATGAGTTTAGTTTAGAATTTAATAATATATTTAATAAAATATCTAATAATATTCATTTATATATAAAAAATCTTAATTATAATAATAAGACTTTATTTTCATTAGATACAGTAGATATAAATGATTTAATTAAATTATATAAATATACTTTAGTTCAATTTCAATTATATAATAATAATAAAATTATATTACATAATATACCAACAATAATAAATAATAATATATCTGATGAAATAAAAGTAGATAATGAAGAATTAATTTTATTTTTTAATAAATATAAATACAATACTAAATCTATTGATATAGATAAATGTAATAATTTTTTAACAAATAAAATTGGAAATTATTTTAGTAATAATATATATAATTCATTTAATAATGATGGTTTATTATATCTTTATGAAAATATATATTTATATTCATTAAATAATGAAAATATACAAAAAATTATTAAAAAATTATTAGATCAACAAAAATATAAATTAGAATATCAAAATAATTTATTAATATTAGAAAATAAATTATTATTAAATTATAAATTAGAATATATAACTAAAAAGAAATTTCCTAATTTATTTAATATTAATAGTAAAGAAAATCTATTTAATAAATTTAATAAATTTGATATAAATAAAATACCAAAAAAAATCAAAGATGTTATTTTATTAGATTTAAAAAAAAATGAAGATTTTATACAAAATCAGTTGTATAATAAATGTAAACATAAAAATGTTCTTAAATCTTTTTATAATTCAATAAATAAATATAATAGTTTTAATGAATTATTAAAATATATTAAAAAAGATATAAATAAGGAAAGTAATAAATCTATATATAAATGTAATTTATGTTCATTTAATTTAATTTGTCCTCATATTATAGATTATTATATACTTTATTTTAATAAAAATTATCAAAATAAAAATGATGATTATATTCATCTTAAAATTTTAAATAAATATATGTCAAAAGCACCTATTGATATGATATATTATTGTAAAGTATGTGGAGAAGAATTAGGCAAATCATATGATATGGAACAAAATATAGAATTTAAAGATAATGTTAGAGTTAACACTTTAGAATATTCAGATGATACAAGTATAATGATACAAAATACAGTATCTTATATTGTTTATACATATTTATCTTTTAAAGGTGTGACTATGCAAATAAATAAAACACAAATAATTAGATATATTATTGAAAATATATCGTTATATGTTAATAATATAGAAAAGAAATTAAGAAAAAGTAAAAATTATGATAGTAAACATGAATCAAAAACTACCGATTTAATAAAATTTAATATTATCATTTTTACTTATTCATGTATAATATTTATAATGAATAAATATCCTAATTTAATTTTTAATAAAATAAATAAAGCAAAAAAATTAGATAATATTATTATAGAAAAACAATCAAATTCTAAAAAAGGTTCTAAAAATAATTATAATAATACTAAAGGAGGAATATCTGCAACTCGTATTAATAATATTAAAGATAATTTTAGAGAAGCTTATGATTTAATTATTAGTACAAATTATTTATTATTATCTCAATTAGATTATACTAAAAATACAGAAATTATTAAAAATATTTTAGTAAAATCATATACATTTATAAATAATAGTAATGAATTAGAATTAGATATAAAAAAAAAGAATAATCTTGAATTATTATTGAATAGTTCTATATATAAATATTATTATAATATAGCTAATATTTATCCATTATTAAAAGATAATTTAAATGGTAAACGAAAAAATATAGGCATAATGGTAAATTATACAGATATATATAAATCATCTTTAAAAAAAATTAAATATGATGATTATAAAAATATTTTAGGTAATATTGATGTAGATAAAAAACCTGATTATTTATTTGAAAAATTTAATATTCCAAAATTTTTAAATTCTACTAATTTAGAAAGTATAGAAAAATTATCTAAAATTAATTCATACAGTGAATATAAATATTATTCAATATTATTATTTACATATTTTATTAATCATAGATTATATGAATTGCCAATATATGAATTCATAGAATTAGATAAAGAAGAAAAAAAAGTTAAACATTTGTCTAATATATATTTAGATAAAATCAAATCAGATATAGATATTAATTTCTTAAAATATAAGGATATTGTGTCATTATATATATCTAAAACTTTAATAATAAAGGAATTTGAATTACAACTTATTAAAAATAATATACAATTTAATCAATATCCATATTCTAATATTAAACTTAATAATTCACGTTACTATTATACTAAAAATATAGAGTTAAATAAATATATATGTAAAAAAGATAGTAATTTACATAATTATAATATATATATATATTTATTAAATAATAAAGAATATAGTATAAATAAAAAGGATATTGACAAGAAACAAGAAAATTTAAACATTGTATTAGATCCTAAAGTTATTTTCAAAGATTATCAATGTAGTAAGTGTGAATTAAGAAAAAAATCTACTTATGATTACAATAATACATATATTCTAAATATTATATATAAAAAATATGATATAATACAATTTTATAATATTTATAGATATAAATGTCCATTAGGTGACTTTCATATATTTGAAAATAATGTATGCAAAATATGTAAAATTACTTCTAATGATATTTTACAAAATAATATAAATATTTTTGAGAAATTTAAAAATAATTATAAAAAATACTTAAATAATATATTATCTATACAAAATCTAAATATACTTAATATTATAAATGAAAATAAAAAATTATTAAATACTAATATTATAGATAATTATAAACAATATATTAATAACGATTCAAATATTATTACACAATTTATAGATGAAATAGATAAACTTAATATAGATGATCTTATTATTTACATATCTAAAATATCTAATATAGATATTAAATATTTTAAAATATTAGGTTTAACTGAAGGTATAAATTATTCTGATATTACACTTATTGAACCATCTTATGTCAATATTGATAACAGATTTATAAAAATATTAAACTATATCAGAACTTTATCTATTTATACAAATTTATTAATAAATATAGAAAAAATAACAAGTTATTATGATTATGATTTTTTGGAAATTATAAATGAAATAAAATTATCAAATAAAGATACTTTTATTAAACAAATTAAAATTAATAATAACATAAATTTAATAGAAATGTTTAATTTTATTAAGTTAACTAACAATGATAATAAATATATAATAGAATTTGGTTTAAAAATGTTATTTAATAAAATAAAAGAAATTAATGAATTAAATAATAAATTAGATAATTTTCTTGAAAAATATCTAAATTTTATTATTAATCAATTATTTAAATATGATGAACTATTTACTAATTATAATTATGGTGAATTAAAACAGATGTTTACTGAAAATATACCAGGATATGAAGATGATTATGAAAATAATAATTATGAAAATACTGAAGATGATGATGATGGATTATTTTCTTATAATGATATTGATGTTGAATTCGGAGATGTTGAAGATTAATTATTTATAATTATATTTAAATACAAGATATATCAATTAGAATATAAATATTATAAAGTAGTTTTAAAAAATTATGAATTTATTATCAAAAACAAGTTGGGCTGATTATGATGATGAAACAGATGAACTATTATTAGTACAAAAAGATAATACAAAGGTTTCAGAAAAAATATTAATACAAGAAGATAACACTCAAGTCAAAGAAGATACTAAGGATCAAGAAGATACTAATTATGAATTTATAATAGAACATAAACAAGAATTATTTCAAAAAGTAGTTAAAAAATCAAATAAAAAAATAAATATACCAGTTGTTTATGAACTTAAGGAATTTATTCAATGTTTAAATTCTAAACAAAAACCTAATATAGATTTTATTATTGATATATCAGCTCATTGTAATAATACATATAAAGGAACCTTATGTAAAAATATAAAAAAATGTAATAAAATTCACATACAAAGATGTATAAAAGGAGATGAATGTAAAAATAAAAAATGTTCATATATTCATAAATGTAATATGCCAGACGAAAAAAGTAAATATAATTTTGATAAAACCATGAATACATATAATAAAATTAAACCTAATAAAAAAGTATTAAAAGATTAAGTAGTATATTTTAATATATACCAATCAATAGTATTTAATATATTTTTTTTCCAATCATTACTTATAAAATAACCATAATCATTAATTTTTTGACAATTTAATTTATATCTTTCATCATTATAAGGTCTATTATTTATATATTCAAAATAATCATGTTTATCTAATTTAGTTAATTTTTTCATTTTTAAATATTTATATATAAAATAAACTAATTCTTTAATAATAATAGGATTATCTACACCAATATTAAATATATGATTTCCAAACTTAAAATTAATATTTTTAAATTTATTATAATATAAATTAATAAAATTAGTACCTAAATGAGAAAGACTACCTGTGATTAAAATATTCATATAAATTATTTATTAATTGATATAATTGTGTATAATTATATATAAATAAATATTTAATAGAATATATATTTACTTATAATATATTGTAAAGTTTTATAAATATAATTATGGATATATTTGATTTATATAATAAAAAAAATGAAACAACTACTATTTATTTAAAAACAATTAAAGAAACGTTTATAACTGAGAAAAATAAATCATTATTATATAATATTATTAGTAAACAATTATATATAAGTAATAATAATGATAGATATTTAAAATTACAAAAAAATATAGATAATGAAATAGAATATTGGGTTGAATATGGCAAATTAGATACTATTACTGATACAGCATCTTTTATATCTAATGATATATCTTTACAATTAGATTATTATAATGATTTATTTATAAAATATTATATAAATAAAGTAACAAAATCAAATCAACTACAATTTGAATTAGATAATAATCCTTATAAACAACAATTTAAAATAGATGGGATTGATAAAAAATTTAAAGATTTTTTACCTAATGATTATGAAAATATATCAGTAAGCAATTATCAAAATACATATACTTTAAATAACAATTTTAGCAGAAAATATAATAAAATTCCGCATTACAGAAAAGTACTTCATAATAGAAATATAGATAGATCATTTACTGCAAATGATATGTTAAAAAATGAATCAAAATCAAATATATCTTATAAACGTTATAATAATGATGAATTACTTAATGGATTATCTTATCTTCAAAAAAAATAAAATATAATAATATTACAATAATATTAATTTATTTTTTTTATTATTATTATACTAGTATATGCTAGCTAGATATAAGATTTACTAGAAAAATATGGCTAATACAATAGATCTTAATAAAAAAAATATAAATGATATAATACAAAAAGTTATAAAACTTAATATACCTGTTTTATTAGTTCCTATTAATTGTAATACTAGCGAGTATGATAATAATAATGATAATAATAATGATCATAATAATGATTATAATTATTATGATAGATATGAAGATAAATATCCTACTAATTATTCTATGAAACCAAAAGCTAAATCAAAATTTAAATATCATTGTCATTCAGAATCTGATTCATCTGATTCATCTGATTGTGATGATTGGGATGATTGGGATGATTGGGATCATCACCATCATAGATATTGGAGAGAAGGTAATCCACATAGTAATTTAAGAAATAATCTTAAAAATTATCCTAAAAATCATCCTAAAAATTATCCAAAAAATCATCCTAAAAATTATCCTAAAAATTATCCTAAAAATTATCAAAAAAATACTTTAAAAAAAAAGTCAAAAACTAATAAAAATAATATTAATGATAGTATAAAACCTAAAGCACAATTCCCATCTTTTGATAAATATATTATTGTATTTAAAGACTTGGCTATTGATAATGTTAAAGATAAAATAAATGGATTAAAGATAAAAAATGGATTTAAATTAAAACATACTCTATTACATGCTATTAAAGGATGTACTGCAACTATAGATAAAACTTTAGTAGAAGAACTATCACAAGATCCTGATATTGAATATATAGAAAGAGATAATTTATATGGTGATATGATAAGATCTAAAGAAACTTTAAATGTAAATGCAGTTTCTCCCTTATGGCATCAAACTTTAACTAATACAGTACCGACCGTTAATGATAATTTTGCAAATGTTAACTGTTATATATTAGATACTGGTATTATGGCTAATCATATTGAATTTTATCCAAATCAGGTATTTATGGCTTATAATGCTATAAATAAAACTATAAATGCTCAAGATGATAATGGACATGGAACTTGTGTAGCGTCATTAATAGGAGGTAAAACTGTAGGAAGTGCTAGTAAAATTATTATGCATTCTATTAAAGTTTTAGATAGTTCAGGTTCTGGTTATGTATCTGATATAATTGGAGGTTTAAATTGGATTATGCAAAATAAAAAAAAAAATTGTATAATAAATATGAGTTTAGGTGGAATATATAGTAAAACTTTAGATACAACTTTATCTAAATTTGTAGAAGCCAATATTCCTATTATTTGTTCAGCTGGTAATTCTGGAATAGACGCAACTACTTTTAGTCCAGCAAGCACAGTCGGTGTATATGCTATAAGTGCATATGATCAATCAAAAGTTAGACCATCCTGGGCTAATTATGGTCCCGTAATTAACACATTTGCACCTGGAGATATGGTAAAAGCTGCTTGGAATGATTCTTCTAACTCTTATTATTTAGTTAGTGGTACATCATTTTCATGTCCTATAGTAGTTGGAATTATTGCAAGATATTTAAATATAAAACAAAATTCAACTTTATTCCAGATTAATGAATTTTTAAATAAATCAACAATTATAAATGATATTATAAATCCAGGAAGTAATAATACTCCTAATAAAAGATTAGTATTTAATTCAGCCAATATATAATTTAATAAAAAAATTGAATTTATTTTTTTTCTCTGATATATTTAAAACAATGTCTTGTAATTATATTTTAAAATCTGGACAGAATTGTAAAAATGCTTCAAAAAAAATAATAAAAGATTTAGAATATTGTACAAGACATTATAATATCTTAATACAAACTAATGAAGATCCTATCTTTTCAATAAATAATATTTTATCTAAATTTAATTTAGATAAAGAATATTCATTTATTAATAAAGGTACTTTTAGGTATGTTTATAAAATTTTAATAAATAATAATTATTATGCTTTAAAATTACAACCATTAATAAATAATATAAAAAATATAATTTATTATGAATATATATTACTATCACATCATTTAAATGATTCAAATTATATTATAAAATTATATAATAACAAAAATTATTATTATAAAAATAATGAATATTCTTTTATAATAACTGAATTATTGTACGAAAATTTAGAAGAAAAAAAACAAAGATATAAATTTAATATAGAAGAAATTAAATCAATCGGAATACAACTTATTAAAGCAATACAATATATTCATGATAAAAAATATATATATATTAATTTAAAACCAGATAATATTATGTTTATAAATGAAAATAATAATAATATAAAATTAATTGATTTTAATTGTTGTAGTAAATATATAAATCATATATCTGAATTTTATGAAAATATATTATTAAAAAGTCCAATAGGCAATACAATTTTTAGTTCAGTAAATATTAATAAATCATATAGTGGCTTGAGAATAGATGATTTGGAATCTATTTTATGGATTTTAGTTTATTTACTAAATTATAATATTACTACTATTTTAAAAAATACAAAAAAAATAACTAAAATTATAACTATTAAAGAAAATTTTCTAAATAATATTCATCAAGAAGATTATATTCATGATTTTATTATAAATTTTATTAATGAATTAAAAAACTATAATAATATAAATAATAAAAAACCCAATTATATTAGATTTATTAATATTTTAGAATAATATTAAATTGTCTTGTAAATTATGTGATTGAATATATATTTTTCTAAGAGCAAATCCATATCTTTTAAATAAATCAGCTGTATTTTTTACATTTATATCTTTAAAGGATACCATTACATAACATATAAATTCATTAAATTTAATATTATTATATAAATTATTATTTTTTTCTATATTATGTATCTTTTTTAAAATATTAGATACATTTTGTAAAACTTTACTATCTAATATATTAACGATATTCCTTTTATAAAAATCAGTATTTTCAAATTTATCAAAATTATCAAGATAATCATTATTATATTCTTCTATTAACATAGATAGATATTCATTTAATTCATTTATATACATTATCATATTATATAATATATTTATACACTTATATGCTTATATACTTATATACTTATATACTAGTATAATTGTTTATTATTTTTAATTAAATATTAATTTTTAATTAGATATTAATTTTTAATTAAATATTATTATTATGTTATCACACAATCAAATTAAAAATAATTTTTTTTATAAATATTATTTATCCGATTCTTATATTATTTTATCCAATTCAGATAAAAAATCCAAAAAATAATAAGACCATTAAGACATTACCTTATTTATATTTTATGTCCATGGTATTTATTATTAGGTATTCTTATTGGAAATAAAGAACATGCAAAACAATTAATAGAAAATAATTAATAGAAAATAAATAATATATATTCATTATATCAGGAGGTGCTGAAGAAATGACATTTGGGTATGATAATTTCTATAATACATATTGGTATTCAAAATCAAAAAAATATAAAACTGGATTTGCTAAATTAGCATTTGATAATGACTTACCTATTATACCAATACATGGTTAAAATATAGAATATATGGTGTTTTCTCCATTTATATATATTGCATCTAATTTACAATTAACTAAATTATATCATCACTTGATGATTAATATAAATAATATATTTATATATAAAATATTATTTTATATTAAAATGATATTTACTTTTATATTTAGTTTTATATTATTTATACCAATACCTACTAATATAATATTATATATAGGTCCTCATATTTATAAAAAAATGATGAAACATTAATTGAATTTACAAAAAGATGTGAATATAAATTAAATATACTTCTTAAAAAATAATTAATTAGTTTTTAATATATTATAATCTAATTTAATACCATTTGATGTAGTTATCCATCCATTAATTTTTATATTATTATTATGTATTTGATCATGATGATACCCACATAAAGTTACTAAATTAGATTTATTATTTTTTTTAATATGTTTTTTTTCTTCTAATAAACATTTATTATTTTTAAATTGTGATTGATATACTATATGATGAACTTCTAATACTTCATTAGATTTTTTAGATATATTATTATCATCACAAATATAACATTTATTAACAATTAAATTTGAGTTGTATTTTGATTTTTTATTTTCTAAAATTTCTGCATTATTATTAATAATTTTATTTTGAATTTGTAATGCATCCTTTATAATTATTGAATCTGATAATATATTTTGAGCCACAATTAATCCATAATTTTTTACACTTTCTCCAGGTTGTAATTTTCTATTATATATAAAACAATTATTAATATTATCATATTCTGTCTTTAAATGACCTATATATAATTGATTTTTTAAATTTTCATCAATATATTTTGGAATATTATGTAAATGACTCGCAAATAAAAATGAGATATCTTTTGATAAAAAATTATTAATAGTTGCTGATATAATACTAATCGCAGATATATTTTCTGTAGATGATAATAATTCATCTCCTAACACTAATGAGTTTGAATTAGAATAATTTAAAATAGTTTTTAGTTCATATATTTCTTTTTCAAATGAAGACATACCCTTAAATAAATTATCTGTATGATCAATTCTGGTAAAAATACTATTATATGGATAAAATTTAAATTCACTTGTTGCAGTAAAACAACCAATCTGAGCTAAAATTAAATTTAAACCAACTGATTTCATTATTGAGCTTTTACCACTTGAATTTATTCCATATAATATCATACCTGTGTTATCAACATTTATTTGAATATCATTTGTTATATACTCTGTAGATGTAGATAATAATTCAATTATAGGATGTCTAATATTTTTTATATCCATATAACTTTTTTTACTATCAATATCTATAATTGGTTTCGAGTAATTATTTAAATATGATACTTTTGCAAAAGAATTAAATACATCTATATAAGAAATAAAATAATTTAAATAAATAAGTAATTTATAATATTTTTTATATAAAAATTCTGTAATTTCATAATATGAATTTTTTATTATATCAAATAATTTAGATTCATTAATTATTATATGTTTAGAAATATCTTTTATTGATCTAGATGTTATATATGTACTTGCTTTAACTTTATCTTCAAATATAAGATCTTTATATAATAAATTATCATTAATCGCTTTTTTTAATTTAGTAGCTCTATTTTTTGTTAATATTAAATAATAACCATCTTTATCAGTACATTGAATTTCAATTTTATCATCATTTATTAATTTTGATAAATTATTTGATAATAATTCTAACTTATTTTTTTCACTATGTATTTTATTCATAATTTCATCAACTTCCTTAACTATACCTTCATTAAATATATTTAAGATTACATTATTCTTATTATTAAAACTAAATACTTCTAAATTATCAATATTAAAATATTTTAAATATTCATTATAATATTTTTTATATTCTTGAAGTAATTCATAATCAAAATAATCTTTAAAATATAATTCTGATAAATTTATCAAATTATTTATAAATTTATAAGATTGATTTAATCTACCATATTGATACGGTTGTAGTTTTAATATACCTAATGATTTATGATATTTTTCAATATCAATAATATATTTTAATTCATTTTCATACTGTTTATAAGTTTCATTTTGAAGTAATTTATTAACTAAATTATAACGTTTATTTAATTCATTGATATTAGTTATAGGTTCTGCTAACATTTTTTTTAATAATCTAGAACCTAATTTAGTAGAATTTTTATTAATTACATCAAATAAACTATTATATTTATAATTATTTGTTAATGAAAATATATTTAACTGTTCTAATGCATTATTATGTAAATTTAAAACATTTTTATCAGTTAAAATGTTTGGTTTATTAATATTTTCAATTATCATATTATCATATTTATATGCAAAATTTAATAAAATTATTAAGGAAATAGTACTATAGTTATATTTTTCCATATCTAAATATTCAATTGCTGATAAAAATCCTATATTATAATTTTTATATACATTTTTTAAAAAATCATTTTGATAATTAATTTTAGTATAATCTTTTATAATATTAGTATTATAATGAAAAATAGTATTAGTATTATATAATATATTATATACACAATCTTTTTTAGTTTCTTTAGAAGTATCATAAGAATATATAATTTCTTTAGGTTTGTGAATTATAATTATTTTATTTAAGTCTTCTAATAATTTAGTAATATCATTCTCATTATATATTTCTAATACATTTACATCTCCTGTAGATAAATTAATTGTAGAAATTCCACAAATATTATTACTATTTATAGTTTCCCTATATATTGATAATATCACATTTTCTGTTTTACTTTCTTTTTCACAATTAATATGAGTTCCTATTGAAAATATTTTACTTAATTTTCTATATTTTTTTTTACTATTATTAATATCTTCTTGATCATATAATAATACTGTATAGTTATTATCAATTAATACATCCAAATATTTTTGAAGTGAACAACATGGTATACCAGCCATATGTGGATTATTTTTGGAAATTTCTTGAATTGATTTATTTTTTCTTGTCATCAGTAAATTTAATAATTCACATACTTCTTTAAGTTTAGGGTCATCTTGTATATCTGAATACATTTCATAAAAAGAACCGACTTGTAATAATACTAAATATTTTTCATATTGATCTTTATATAAATTATTATATGAAATATATTCATCAATTATTGATATAAATGATTTATTCATACTATTTACTTAATACAATATTGTCTTTTTTAATACAAAAAAAAATATAAAAAATGGGGAGATTGAATTCTCCCTAAAACATAAAATTGAACATGAAATTATGTATGGGCTGATATTTATATACATCATTTGTTTACCCAACAATCAGATTTTGTTCTTTAGGACTCACTCTTCACATACAAAGTCCTCCCATCTACCAATAGTTAGACGTTCCATCTCATCTTCAAAATCCTCATACTCCTCTTCAACATCCTCATTCTCATTCTCAGAACCTCCAACCATCCTTATTGCATTCGTTCGTCCCCAAAGGAATATTACGCCAGTCAAATCACGATAAATGCGATATAATTCACGGATTTCATCAACAGGTAGATCATTTCTATTAGCAGATAACCAGTCTCTTTCTGCATCACTCGCAGCTTGCAATCTTTGCTCGTATTCTTGTGCATTTGCACGAAAGAATTCTTGTTCAGCTAGCTCTATCTGTCGCATATGTTCCTCATATCTATCACTAGTTAGATGATCTATTAAATCTTCTAAATCCTCATTCTCGTAATCTTGACCAGATGAATTCTCCAACGCAGTGCCTTCAAGCATACTTATAGCACCTTGTCTTCTCCAAACTGAGTTCTCATCAACCACCTGATAATAAAAATCGTATACATCAGAATTTTCATCAAATGATTGAGCATTTTCATCAGCCGAAAAACAGGCTCTTTCTGCATCACGTTCAGCTTGCACTCTTTGCTCATATTCTTGTGCATTTGCACGACAGAATTCTAGCTCAGCTAGCATTATTTGTCTCTCACGTTCTTCATGATTGACTAGTAGACGATTCATTTCATTTTCAAAATTATCATACTCAGATTCATTACCAGATGGTTCTGATATCACAATAGGAGAATAAATGATTATCTCAAAAACGATACTTTTCGCATTTCTATCAGATTTAGTGATGGTCATCTCTAAATCTGATATTTAGAAATATACTAATAAGATAATAAATTCAACTGGTTTTTATATATAAAAAATTGAATATTACTTATAAATAAATATATATAATAATAATGGAAAATAGAGGTATTAAGCGTAAATTTAATTCTGAATGGAATAATGATGATTTATATAATGAAGATAATAAACATAATATATATAGTATCAATAAACCTCATTATAATAATGATGATTTTTGGAAACAATATATATATAATTTAGATGCTTATATTTATGAAGAATTTGAATGTTATACATATATCACTTCTAAAGCAAATCCAGAATATTGGATTCATGAATTTATAAGAGTGCCAAAATGTTTCATAATTAAATATCATGATTTAATTCATCCTAAAATTCTTAATCATATGTATGAAAGTAATTTACTTACTAATGAAGAATATAATCTTTGTACATATACGATGGGATATCCTTCTAAAATATACTTTCCATAAAATATTATAAAAAAAATTGAATATTGATATATAGTATATATTATAACAAAATAATGAATCATAATAATGATATTAATACTAATCAAAAAATTAGTAAAAACATTTATAATATAATTAAAGAACATGACAGAGAAGAAAATATATTTAATAAAATGAGAGTACAATATACATACAATTATACTATTGATTATAATCTTATAAAAACGATTATTTCTCAAGAAAATAAAAAATATGAACTAAATTTGAAAAAACAAGAAATTTTTAATCGCAAATAAGTGTATAATTTTATTTTTTTCTTTATTTTTTTCTTTATTTTTTTATTATAAAAAATTGAATAATATAATAATATTATTATATAATATTCTTATGATGATAAATGGATATAAAATATTATCAAAAAATTTACCTAAGTCAGAATATAATAAAATAGAAAATATTTATGATTTTATATATAATATATACATTTTTATTTATATGACTGACCCAATATTATTAAATGAAACAAACTTGTTATGTAATTACTTAATACATAAACAACTGGATAAAGATGTAATGTATAATAAATTGTGCTATGGATTAACAGATATTATATATGAAAGTAATTTAAAAGTATATTATCTTAATATAGCTGGAGTTAATATATTATTAGAAAATGTAATTTTGGATAAAAAAATTAAAAAAACTATGATATATAACATTATAGAAATATTTAATAATGAATGTGACATTCATTATTTATTAAATCAAGATTATAATAATGAATTTAAGGAAAATGATAAAGAAAAAAACAAAGAAAGTGATAAAAAAAATGATAAAGAAAAAAACAAAGAAAGTGATAAGGAAAATGATAAAGAAAAAAACAAAGAAAAAAACAAAGAAAATATAAAAATTAATAATATAAATCAATATTTTAAAATATTATTTTATATAGATCTTTTTAATAAAGATCATATTTCTTCAACTATTATATATGATTTAAAAAAAGAATTAAATAAAAAATTAAAAAAATTAAAAAAAAAATTAAATAAAGAAAATAAACAGGAACTAAAAAGTAACTAAAAAAAAGAAAAATAAAAATAAAATATATTATTTTAATAAACTAATTTTTATTTTTTCAAAATTGAATAAATATATAATTAGATATAAATACACTTATATATATAAGTTTATAAAAATGTCATCTAATAAACGATCATTATCTAATTTTGATGATAAGTTTGAATTTCCTTTTATAATTAATAATGGTAAAATAGAATATCCTAAATTATTTAGTAAAATAAATAAATCAGATAAACTTAGATATTGGATTATATATGCTGTTTTAATGGATAAAAATGAAAAAATTGAAATTAAAGAAAATTTTATTGATATTGAAAAATTTAAAAAATTTAAAGAAGAGTATGATTATAAAAATTTAAAAGTATATATTTATACCAAATATGGTCAAATTGATGGTAAAATTACAGAAACAACTCCAACTATTATTGATATAGGAAAAAATATCAATAAAAAAAATGAAACTAGTATTATTACTCAATCACTTATTCATATGCGTAATCTATATTTAAAAAAAATAAAATCTGGATATATTTTACATCTAGATAAATTACAAGAAGATTTAACTGAAGAGTCTAGTAATGATAGAATATTTCCTATGGCTGTTCATGAATATACTAAATATAAAAAATATATTAAATATCCATGTTATATTCAACCGAAATTAGATGGTATAAGAATTATAGCTAAATATAATAAAAATACAGATATAGTAACATTCTTATCAAGAAGATTAAATGACATTTATGGATTCGAAAATATCAAAGAAGAAACAAAAAAAATATTTAAAATAATGCCAGATATTATTTTAGATGGTGAATTTTATAATCATGATATGAATCTTCAAGAAATATCAGGTATTGTAAGACATCAAGATGTGAACTTAGATAAAAAAAAAGAACTAAAATTCTATATATTTGATTTTATTGATTTACAAAATGCATTAACATTTGAAGAACGTATTAATATTTTATACAATTTATTTTTACAATATAATAATATGCAATTTATTACATTAACCGAAACACATTTGATAGATAATGAAAAAGAATCTGATAAATTATTTAAAGAATATATATATAATAAATATGAAGGTATTGTTTATAAAAATAAAGACGCTTTATATGAATATTCAACAATAAAAGAAAAACGCAGTTTTTACTATATTAAGAGAAAAAAACATTATGATGAAGAATATAAGATTGTAGGTTTTGAAAGTGGTATTAGAGGAAAAGATGTAGGAGCTATTGTATTTATTATGGAAACTAAAGATGGTAAAGAATTTAAAAGTGTTCCTAATATGTCATTAGATGAAAGAAAAGAAATGTATACTTTAGCAAAAAAAAACTTTGATCAATTATATAAAAATAAAATGGCAACTATAAGTTTTGATGATTATTCAAAAGATAATATACCATTACGTGCCAAATTTATCACAATTCGTGATTATGATTAATTATAACATTAAATTATAATATTATTTTCTTTTATATTATTTTTTTGTTTAGTATTATTTTGTTTATTATTGTCTTGTTTAGTATTGTCTTGTTTATTATTATCTTGTTTAGTATTGTCTTGTTTATTATTATCTTGTTTAGTATTGTCTATTATATCATTATTTTCTATTATATTATTATCAGTTAATATAGGATCTTGTAATTTAATATCCTCTATATATTTATTAGTACCACATTTACAAATTGGTTCACATGTACAATATGGTTCACATAAACATGTATTTGCGCATATTTTATTATTAACATCTAAATTATATATAAAATCTATACTTTCTAATAAAATATCGGAATTATCTGATGTTATTTGAATATATTTATAAACACCAAATAAAGGAATTGGTATATTTTGGATTATATTATTACTATCTGATTCATAAATAAGTGTTCCTAATATTCCATCTAATATATTAGTACCATATATTTTAAATGCTTCTTGAGAAAACATACTTACTATACTTATATTTGGTATTGTTTTTGGTTTTATATATTGTGCTAAATTAGATAAATCTAATTGAATAAAATTATTATCATTAATAGTATTATTAATATTATCTGTTAAACCTAATCCTTTATTATGTATATATAAAGTCATTTCTATATTATCATTTTTAAAACCATATACTGGAATATCTATATTATTATATTTAAATATATAATTTTCTGCCAATATATCTTTAGTATTATTCAATAAATAAAAATTAATTTTATTTATACACTCTGATTTACATTCTTCTTCATCTATATTCTCTTCATCTTTAGATTCTGATTTACACTCTTCCTCGTCTATTTGACAACAATTACATTTATATACAGTTACTTCAGGGGACTCACATATATTTTCACTTTTGTTATTTTTTACATTATTACTACAATTACTACTATAACTTTTTTTACTACTAATACTATTTTCACTAAGAGTATCTATATCTGAATCCCCAACTTCTCAATGTCGAGAATTAGATCTAGAACGTCGAGATGCTTCAAATATAAGATTACGATTAGAAGCATTTAATAATTGTTCACGAAGTCTAGCGTTTTCATTAGCAGATATAGCTTCTTTTACTGAATCAGATGTTTGTATAATTTCTTTTTTTAATTCACAGCAACATTCTTCCATTTCACGTAATATATCAGAACGATTACGTAAAGATTCTAATTGTATAGCAGATGTATTATTAGCAGCTTGTAATTCTAATCTAGCAGTTGCTTTAATAATTTCATTATCTAAACGACTTGTATTATTAGCAGCTTGTAATTGAACAGCAGCAAAATTATTATCAGCTTGTCGTCCAAGGCTATTTTCTACTTTAAGTAAATCACTTTGAGAACGAGCAAAATAATCACCAGCTTGTTGAGCCAAAGCGCTTTCTACTTTAGATAGTTCTAATTGAGATTTAGCAAAATAATCACCAGCTTGTAATTCTTGTCGTCTATCTATGTTAAACATTTCACGTTCCATAGTATGATGTTGATGTCTATTTTCTCGATTGTCATCTTCATAACGGCGTTGAAAATGTTCTAATTTCTGATCAATATGATGTTCAGTTCTGTGGGCATATTTTTCAGTCTTATGACGATTTTTATGAAGATTATGTTGTAAATGTTCATAATGTCTACTTGAATGACGTTCTAAATCTCTAGTCATATCAGTAGCACGAATTCCATAATATTGATGTTCATGAGATAATTTATCTTTAATACGATCAGATTTATCAGCAAAATATGAAGTCATTCCTGATAATTTATTAGATAAATCAGTTTTAGCATCGTTATGCCTATCAGATAAATACATAGTTTGTTTATATCCATCTTTAGCTCCTTGATAAAATCTATTTTCCATATCAACTTCCATTTGTTTAATATTTCCATTAAAGCCTGAAGCTATTCTTTCATTTTGCACACTTAGTGCAGACCCATTGCGTTCAACAGCTTGTCTAGTGTCATATCCTACTCTTTCGCTTTGTTGACCTAGCTGAAAAGCTGTTTTATCAACAGTACTTCTAACATCGCCTCCTATACGCTCGTTTTGTACAGTTATAGCGCTCGCTGTGCGATCTATAGCAGCTCTATTTTCACCTCCTATCCTTTCACCTTGTGTAGAAAGGTAAGTTCCTACTCTATCTATAGAAGCTCTATTATCTCCTCCAATACGCTCTCCTTGTGTAGAAAGGGAAGTTCCCACCCTTTCAGCAACACTTCTTGTATCACTTCCATTACGCTCAGTAGATAAAATACCAGCAGTTCCATTACGTTCAATAGCATTAGATAATTGATCAGAATTTCTATTTAAATCATATAAAACACGTTCAGTATTATGACGATTACGATTTTCATTAGCTAAAAATTGTCTATCACCAGCAGCCATTAATTCAGCTGATTGTAAGCAACTAGTTCTTAATACATCAGCATCAACACGATTAATATTTTCATTAAGTTGATAAGCAGATTTTAATACATCACGATCAGTATTGTTAATATCACTATTTAATTTATAACCAGTAGTTTTAATATTATCATTGATATCAGATGCAGCTTTTAATACATTACGATCAGTATTATTTATATCAGTATTTAATTTATATCCTGTAGTTTTAATATTATCATTAGTAATACCAGCAGAGTTTAATACATCACGACTTAGATCATTAGTTGTTTTTAATAGATTAGTATTTGTGTAATGTGACGTTTTTAATACATCAGAATCTATTTTATTAAGAGCATTATTTAATGAAGCTTGGTAAGCATCATCAGTAATAGTAGTTGTCATTCTTTAAGATTATGCTAGTAAATTTAGTATATGTCTAGTATATTCTAGCTAGCTAGTTTTTTTGAAAAAATATTAATTATTTCTAGTAAATAATAGAATCTTCTAGATATTTTACTAGGATAATTTTACTAGGATAATTTTACTAGGATAATTTCATTCACCCCCTAGAGGGTAATGAAAATGATAAAGAGATTTTAGCATATAAAGACAAATTAAAGTATATACATAATCTAACCACTCATATAATCTTATCACCAGATTTTTTTAAAGAATCTGATGATTATAAATTACTAAATAATTCTGAATTTATATTAGAAGATTTTATGCCTCTTTCAGAGGGGCATAAAAATATAAATGAAGAAAAACGAGGTGTTCATAATAAACAGTGCATTATAGTGTCACCAGATTGTTTTAAAGAATTGTGTATACATGTAGGAACATCAAGATCAAAAGAAATTAAAAAATATCAAGAATTACAATTAATTAATGAATCAAAGAAAAAATACTAGATTTTTTTTTATTAATTTTATATTTAAATATATGATAGGATCATTAATATAAATACAATATTGAAAAATCATTAAGAAAATTTAAATATGAATTATGAATTAATATCATATATTAATAAATATAATTATCAAATTAACAAAATTTACATTGATAAATTTTGGTCTAATATTAATAATAAGGATTGGATTTATGTCGATGATCAATTAATTGAATGGATTGGATTTAATATTTCAACAGGAAAGGCTAAATTTAGTAATATTATAAAGGAAAATTTTATAATTGGTATTGATTTTAAAGTTTATAATTATGAAAAATTAAATAGAATATTTCATTCGCCCACAGGGGCGGATGAAAATAATGAAGAGATTTTGACATATAAAGACAAATTAAAGAATATTCATAATAGAACAACTCATATAATCTTATCACCTAAATGTTTTAAAAAATCTTTAATGATGATACGCACAGAAAAAGCAAATCAAATAAGAGATTATTATGTAGATATAGAAGAGTTGTGTTTAGAATTTAATAAATATTTATTACAAAATAAAGATAAAGAATTAGAAAAAAATAATAAAATATTAAAAGAAATTAGTAAAAATCATTCAGTAATGACCGAAAATATGATTATTTCTTATATAGGTAAATCTGTATTATATTTAGCACGAATTGGCCCAAATGAAATAAAGTTTGGCATAACTAATAAGATTGAAGAAAGAATTAAAACGCATCATCGAAATTTTGATATATTTGAGATTATATATGTGACTATATGTTATAATAATAGAGAAATTGAAAATTTATTGAAACAATATGCAAAAGATAATAATAAATTATTTAGTAAAACTATTAATGGAAAAAATTATACTGAATTAATTAGTGTAGATAATGATTTTACTATTGATATGATTATTAATAAAATAAAAGATGAATGTGATGTTCAATATAATTATACTGATTTACAAATCAGGTATAATGAAATTAATAAAAAATATGAGAATTTATATAAATCCAATAGTGATTTAAAACATAATTATGAAATATTAAAATATCGAAATAAAGAATTAAATGAAGAAAATGATAGATTAATAAGTAATATGGTGAATTTAGATTGTGAAATTTTTAAATTAAAAGATGAAAATAAAGAATTATTAGAACAGCTTAATAAAGTAAATATACATACTGCAGATATAATAAATGATGATAATAAAGAAAACATTAAAGAAAACATTAAAGAAGATAATAAAGAAGATAATAAAGAAGATATCATATTAGAGAATATATCTAATAAAGCAGACGAAATCAAATATGGAACTAAAGAAAATAATAAACCAACTAAAGTTAAAAAAGAATTTAAATGCATGAGATGTCTAGAATGTTTTTCTACAGGTATAATATTAACACAACATATGAATCGTAAAAATCCATGTAAAGATGTAAATGAAGTTATTGAATATAAATGTGAAAAATGTAAAAAAATATTTGCATTACAATCAGGATTAAATAGACATTTAAAAAATGTAAAATATCCATGTGATACTGGCAAACCAAAAAAAATATATAAATGCGAAAAATGTAATAAAACTTTTGAAAAAATTGGTAGATATAAAGAACATATTAATAAACAAACTAAATGTGATATAATATACCAATGCAATAAATGTAATCATATATTTAATAATATATTAAATTATACAAATCACATTAATAAAAACAAATCTTGCATTTAATAAAAATATTTTTTTTTACTAGTAAATCACTAGATTTCAACATACTAGTTTATATAATTTTTAATTTTAATATATATACTAGAATAATTATATAAAATGAACAATAATAAATCTAATTTTATTGGAACTATAAAAGTTGATATAAATTTATATGATGCCAATAATAATGAATTTTCAATACAAATTATAAATGATGACAATGATCATTTAATAAATAGAATTAATAATGATCTTAAAATGTTAGATATAATTCGTAATAATAATAGAATTAAAATGTATGAAGATATTATTAAAGAAAATCAAGAATTGATTAATGAGTCTGTTACTAGAAAAAAACAAGACATATTAGATGTTGCAAAATATATGATAACAAAAGAAAAAGAAATATTATATTATAAACAACAAATAGAAGAATTAAATACAAATATTAATAATTTAGAAATTTCTTCGGTGAATAATCTTCAAATAGATAATGAAAATAATAAGGATACTGAAATAGATACTGCGATAGAAAATAAAGAGATAAAAGATAGTATAAAGGACAGTACAATTAATAATAAAGCACAATGTGATGTAATATCTATATTTAATAATACAATTGAAAATAAGGAATCTTATAAAGTACATCAAATCTCTAATAATATTATTAATTTAAAAAATAATGAATTAAACTGTATTATAGAAATTAAAGATTGTAAAAAGAATATAGGTAAGAATGATATAAAAAAATATATAAATACTTTTATTAATAATCATTCATATAACTGCGGGATATTTATATCATTATATTCTACTTATACTAGCAACAGTAATATTAAAGATTTTGATATAATGACAATAAATAATAAGCCAGTAATATTTATATCAAATTTTAATAAAGATACAAATAAAATTAAATATTCAATTAAAATTATACAATCTATTTTAAAATATAAAATTAATAATAATATTAATAATGAAGAAATAAATACTTATATAAATTTAATTAATCAATATTATGACATATTAGAATGTAATATTGATAATTATGATTCAAAAATTACCAAATATAATGATAAATTATCAAATTATGCTAATAAAATAGAAAATACTAAAAATAAATTAGAATCAATAATATTAAAAAAAAAAGATTATATTGATAATCTTAAAGTATTAGAAAGTATTCCAACTTTACAATTAGGTATGTTAGAAAATGGAGATATTAATCATGATGATTATGTAAATGTTAAAAATGAAAATGTTACAAATAATGAAATTCAAGATAATATTTCAGAAATATATAGCGAAACTTTTTCTAATAATTCAGCAACGCCTGAAGAATCAGGCTAATTATACTCATATGCATCATACATACCAGGTACCATAGTATTAGTTTTTTCAGCAATACACATTACAATATCTGATCTATATGATTGAATCCCTTTTAATTTTAACCAATTAAAAAATTCATCACAATGTTGTTTACTATTAATAATTTCATCTGTTTTACCAATATTTGTTTTTAATAATAAAAATTTACCAATTAATTGAAACGTATTTGTAATTTTTTCATCTCCTGCTGCTAATTTTCTAATTGCACATCTACTAATACCCGGTACTTCTGTTAAATCGCCAGTTAATGTAGATCTTAAAAAATCTGCTAATGCATCTTCGCTAATTCTAGATTTTTCAGGTTCGTATAATTCCATATCTTTATTTATTATTAATAATATTATTTCTTTAATATAAAAAAATCAATTATTTTTAAATATAGATTTATACAACCCATCCAAATCCACAAAACAAACATGTAAGAGAAAGATTACTACCTTCATCGGCTGCTTTTGCCTGAAATTCTTTAATAGTAACGCTACGTTTCTTACAATTTTTACATGTATATAAACTACTTGTTTTATAATTTAATTTTTGAGAATTTCTGGCTTGAATATTTTGTTTAATTTTATCTGACTTCTCAGGACATAATTTATCAGATGTCCATTCTGCGATGGTAGATATATCTATATTATTATCTATTATGGTATCCATTAAATATGAACTATGTACTTCAGATTTTATATCTAAATTTTTTGTTATTTTATTACATAATAATTGATATTGATATGTAAAATTAGAATTATTCCAGTTTATATATATCATTTGCTCATTAGATTTTTTTATAGTTGCGTTATATAAAGATTTTTCTATTTCAATAATAATATTATCTTGTCTGTTTTTCATTATATTTTTAAATTTTGTATTTTCTTCACATATTTTTGCTATAAATAATATTATATTAAATCTTTCTTTACAATAATTTTTATCTAAATATAAATCTTTAGGAATAGTAAATTTTCTTTTATTTTTTGAGTTTTCAATTTGATTTCTAAAATTTTCAAACATTTATTCAATAATTAATTATCTTTATTATAATGACATATTATTTTCAATTTTAAATTTATTAATTAAATTCATTAATTAAATTATTTAAATGTATGTTTACTGATTCAGATTTAGTTGGAGAATAATTTGATAAATATTCTAATATATTAATATTCTCAATATTAATATAATCATATAATCTTTTATAATTATTATTATTATTTCCATAAAGTATATTATTTATATTTAATTTTACATAGTTATCATTAGGTAATTCATTATATTTTGTATATAAATCAAAATTATTAACAAATATATTTGGATCAGATATTAACATTGCCTCTATATCTGTATTATATAATATATTATTAAATACGCGATTTTCAAAATATATAAACTTACTATTTTTCTCATTATTTATATATAATAATAATGCATTACAGAATATTTCAGAAATAGCACAAGATCCTCTTTCATATAATGTAGCATGTGATAACCACCAATATATTTTTTTAATTAATCTAAGATTTTTATTATATAAATTATCATTATAATTTATATTATTTACATTATTTATAATTTTTTTATATTTTTTATTTATTATAGTTAATATTTGTGGATGATATATAGGATCAGTATGATAAATAGCTCTATACATATTCATATCTGTTGTTAATAATCGATCATGCATAGGTATAGTTTTTAATTCATTATATAAATCATCATTATTTTCATAATAAAACGATGTTAACTGTATATTTTTATATGTAATATTATTACATGATGGATTACTATTATATAATAATTTTAATAATGGTTCTATTTTATAAATATTATGAATATTATAATCATTATTACATATATTTTTAATTTTATCATTATAGTGTTTATATTTAACATTTATTGGTGTTAATATTGGTTCTTCATAATTATCATCCAATAAAAAATTAAATGGTATATATTTTTTTTTATCGTATGTTTTAGCTATATATTTTCGACCATGAATATCAAATTTTGATCTTGATCGACCAAACTTTTCTAAATTAAAATCTAATCTTAAATATGGAAATAATTTATTTAAAATACTTTCAATATTATATCTTTCATTAGCTGTTTTATACAATATATATTGACAATCATTATATTTAATATTAGTATTATGTAATTTTATTTGATTATATATATATTTAATTGAATTTATATAAAGTTTATTATAAATATAATTTTTATTTTTATTTTCTAAAATATTCATATTTATATTAAACTTACAATTTATAATAATTTAAAGAATATAAGTTTAATATAAATTATTATAGTAAATTACTATAATAATGGGAAATTATATAAATAAAATTAATAATTTAAATAATATAATTCATACTAAATTAAATATTAAATTTTTTAAAAAATATTCTAACATATATTTGAATATAGTTGACAATAAAATAGATAATAAAATAGATAATAAAATAGATAATAAATATGTAAATAATATAACAGATATAAATTATAATCAATTAAATAATGATATCGATATCGATTTTTGTTATGAATGTGATGATATTATATTATTAAATTATAACAAACATTGTTCTAAATGTAATAAATGTCACAATAAATATAAAAATATTCATTGTACTAATTGTAATAAATGTATTGATCCTTATGATGATTTTGATATAATCTCACATAAACAAAGATGTAAAATATATTATTAAATATATTTAAAATTGAAATTATAAATCAATAATAATATATAAATAGATTATTGATAACTAAACAAATGGAATCCGTTTTAAATAATATTATTGATCTTTATAATACAAAATTATCAGAAAATAAATATAATAATAATACTGAACTTGAAATTACATATCATATTAAAAAATCGGATAATATTTATAAAGAAATATTTAATAAATTAAAAGGATTAAGTAAAGATATAATAATTATTGAAAATATTGATATATATTATGATAATAATATTAGAGTTACTAAAACATTTAAACATGGAGTTAATACAAATAATGATATAATTATTAAAAAAACATCATTATTAAAACCATTTAAATTTTTATCTAATATACATAATATTACTAATTATAAATTAAAATTAAATAATGAAGAACAGCTTAAATCTGCTAATTTAGGTTCGATTAAATTTATTCGAATCAAATTAAGAATATCATTTAGTTTTCAAAATAATGATAAATTTAAAGTAGATTTTGATTTAATTAAAAATATTAATCCTAATGAAAAACATTTGGTAGAAATAAAAAATAGACTATTTAAAATTTATACTATTGATAATATTATAGAAAATTTAGATTATTTATTATTTGATGAAATTATATTAGAAACTGAATTTACAGGTAATATAAATAATAATGATATCTTTAATAGTATAGATTTTATTAAATCTTTATTTGCAAGCAATATTGGTAAATATCAAAAATATATTTATAAAATAGCACAAAAAATTATTAATAATTCTGTATATCTAGAAAATTTTAAAGAAAGATATGGATTAAAGAAATTATTAAATAATGTACTTGAAGTAAATTCTGAAACATATTATAAAAGTATTGTACCTAATATTCATAATTATTATGTAACAGATAAAATAGATGGTCAAAGATGTATATGTATTATTGAAGAATATGATTCATTAGTAAATATTAAACTATTGACTAATAAATTATATCAACTTAAAGAATATAATGATAAAATAGTTATTATTAAAGATGCATCAAATTCAACAAGAAAAAAAATTACTATATTAGACTGTGAAATTTTATTTAAGAATGCTAAAGCAAAAGAATTAGATGAAATTTCCGATTCTGATATATTTTTATATATATTTGATATTTTATCATTAGAAAATGATAAAATTGCTTTTAAGCCTTTTGAAAATAGAATATTAGAATTAGAAAATGGATTTAATAAAGTAAAAATGCTTAAATATGTTAATATAAAAGAGTATAAAAAATTAACATCAGATTATAAATTAGAATTAAAAGTCTTTTATGAAAAGAAAAGTTCAAATAAAACATATGAAATAGATGGATTAATATTTATTCCTAATTCACATGTACAAAATAAAGATACAAAATTTAAAATAAATACTAACTATACTAATATGATAGGATATAAATGGAAGCCTATTGAGCATATGACCATAGATTTCTTTGTATGTAAACTACCAAAAAATTTGTATACTAATATCCCATATAATAATTATAAACTTAAATCTAATAAATTTATTTATATTTTATTTAGCGGTATATCAAAATCAGATTATGAAAAATTTAAATTATCATATATGGTTGATTATAAAAAAATTGTTAATGAAAAATATATGAATGGGAATATGTTTCCTATACAATTTACAACAAGTGATAATATTTATAATTATATATATATTGGTTCTGAAAATGATTTACATAATAGAATCTGTGAATTTGGATATGATTTAAACAAAAATTCATGGAAATTTAAAAAAATTAGAACAGATAGAGATATTGAATTAGAAAGAGGTAATTATTTTGGTAATTATTATACTATTTCTGAACATATCTGGAATAATATTAATAATCCATTAACATTAGATATGTTAACTAGTGATAATACAAGTTATTTCATTAATGATGAAAATAACTTTTATAAAGCACAAAGATCATTTAATTCATTTGTTAAAACATTTGTATTAGAATCTATTATATCAGAAACACTAAATGATAAAAATCAAACAGATTTTGTTATTGATTTAGCTTCTGGTAAAGGTCAAGATTTAGCAAGATTATCCAATTTAGATTTTAAATCAGGATTATTCATAGATAATGATAAAAATGCTTTATCTGAATTATTAAATAGAAAACATAATCTTAGAACACGTAATAATAAACAAATGCAAATTTTTATTAAAAATATAGATCTTAAAACAAATTATTTAGAAATAATTAAAAAAATTAATGAACTTAATATTAAAAAAGAATCTGCAGATATTATTATTTGTAATTTTGCAATACATTATATTATTATTAATGATGATTATCTAACAAATTTTATTAAATTATTAGATTATTATCTTAAACCTAATGGAAGATTTATTTTTACATGTTTTGATGGTCAAAGAGTATTTAATATATTAAAAGAAACAGATATGTGGAATAGTTATGAAAATAATTATCTTAAATATTCAATTAAAAAATTATTTAAATCAGATAAAATGACTAATAATGGTCAAAAAATTAATGTATTATTACCATTTAGTAATAATGAATATTACACAGAATATTTAGTAAATTTAGATTATGTATCAAATATATTCAATCAATCAAATTTTACAACTGAAATTTCACTTTCATTTAGTACATTATTAGATGAGTTTAAAACTCGTTATAATAAAGTATATAATAATTTATCAAAATCAGATAAAGAATTTATTAATTTATATCAATATGTAATTATTAAAAAAAATCAATCAAACTCAATTATATCAAGATCTAATATTAATACAATATATAAAGAAATTACAGGAAGTAATGAAAATGAAAATCAAAATCATAATAAATCACATGGCAATTTAGAACATATTAAAAATTTTCCAAATTGTAATAGAATTTTAGTTATAGTTAATACAGATATTCCAAATATTTTAAATAATATTATATCAGTATTTGAAGAAAATAATTACAAAAACTATTATAAATATAAAAAAAATAAAAATAATATTGTTAAAGTAGTTGGATTTAAAAATAACGAAAACACATATAAAAATATATTTTTAGAAAATCAAAATTATGATTCTGTAATTTTATATGACAAATCATTTATCTATACAGAATTTTATAACAATATTTTAATTAAAAAATCATCGATTCCAATTATATTATCTGATGCAAATAATAACATTATTATTATCAATAAAGAATTATTAAATACTATTTACGATAATGAAAATAATAATTGTGATAAAACTGATAATGAAAATATACAATCATATATTAAATTAAATGATATATTCTACATTCATAATTAATAGATAAATAGTATATTTATCTATATATATATTAATTTTTTTATAATGTAAAAATTTCTTATATTATGTAAAAATTTCTTAGTTAAAGAATTTGAAATTTAAGTTATTATACTTATATAAGCTTTAATTTTTTATAAATCTTTAAAACCAGTTATTTCTTCTTCAAGAAATAATTACTGCATAAAATAAAATATAGAATAATTTATATATTATATATATTAATTTTTTTATAATGTAAAAATTTCTTATATTATGTAAAAATTTCTTAGTTAAAGAATTTGAAATTTAAGTTATTATACTTATATAAGCTTTATATTTTTA